TCAAGAGCGGTTCGTTTACTACTGCTAACATGGACGAGATTATCGATCATGTCGAGGCGGCTTCGGGCACATCTGCAAAGATTTGCGGCACAAGAGGCGCTCTCAAGAAGGTCGCCGACGCTGTTGTCTCTGACGACGCTAAGAACGACATCTATAACTTCGGTTATTACGGCAAGTATTCGGGCACTCCGATGCTTCGTATGAAGCAGGCTCACAAGCCCGGCACTGATGTCTTTGCTCTGTCGAACACCAAGGTGTTTGTTATAGCTGGCGACGACAAGCCGATTAAGATTGTCAACGAGGGCTCTGGCATTATGAATGTCAAAGAGGCTACTGATAACGCAGACCTTACTCAGGAGTATGTATACATACAGCCCGTCGGCGTTGGTCTTGTTCTTAACAGCAAGATTGGCGTTTATGACATCAACGCTTAATCAAATTTAAACTTTTGGGGAGAGTCCGCGTGGCTCTCCCCTTTCTAAGAATAAAAGGAGTGTAAAAGATAATAATGGCACAGCAGAATAAAACAACTACAGGCGCTAAGAAGGGAGCCGCTAAGGCTAAAACAACTAATGCAGAAAATCAGACGAAAGCAAATGAGACGATTGAGGCTGCTCCCGTTGTGCCCAAGAGACCCTCAAGAATAGAGGATTCTACCCTCGTATATGTAAAATCAAACACTTTTGGTGGTCTTACTTTTGTGGATAAAAGAAGTGGTGAAACCATTGACTGGGAGTTTTGTGGTGATATACAGCCTGTCTCGATGAGTCTGCTTCGCTCGATAAAGGCGTCAGCAGCAATATTCTTCACCGAGAATAAGATACTTGTCGATTCGGTTGATGACGGCGAGCATACACCCGAGGATGTATATAACGCTCTTGCAGTCGGCAGATATTACAAGGACATTATCGATCCCGATGATTTCCAGAAGGTCTGCGGTTGGAGTGTGAAGGATATCGAAACAAAGGTTCCGCTTCTTACTACTACGGCAAGAGAAAATCTTGTTGTCGCTCTTAACACATTTATCGAGGATGGAACTCTTGACTCTCTCAAGAAGATTAGAGCTTTCGAGGAGGCTCTTGGTTGTAATCTGATGAAGTCCGAGAGGTGATTTAATGGCAACACCGTTTTCGGAGATTTATGAACGAGCTGTTCTGAAGTTCTCTGATTATGATTTCTTGAAGCTATCGGAATCCGAGCGCGAGTATATACTTGAAAAATATCTCATGAGTGCTCAAGCGGACTTCGAGAAGATGTGCCGCATAGATCTTTCTCAGATAGATACCGATTATAAAGAATATAAGGTTGACTTGGATAACGAAGTAATCGAAATTCTTGCTCTCGGTATCGCATATTACTGGGTCAGTTCTAAGGTTCTGGATAGCACAAACTTAAGCAATTCCTTGTCTGTCAAGGATTATTCATTCTTCTCTCCTGCCAATCTCTTAAGAGAGATGACGGAATTTAGGAACTCCCTTTATAAGGAATATCGCCGCAAAATGACTGAGTATACCTATTATGCTGGTAATATCGCCTCACTGAAAGCGTAGGTGATTATTATAAAGCTTAAAACTTTTGTCAATCGTTTTACGGGACACGTTTATAAAATTATTCCTTTAAAAGAATATGATGTGCTCGGCATAGGAGAGGACATACATTTATCGGAATACATAAATAGCGTCACCATAGAAGCCACGGGAGCTTTGACGACTTTTGATAAACTCGCGGATAATATGGACTTTATTACCGTTGTGAATATTTTAAATTATCTCAACGAAAATGAGGTTTCAGAAGAGGTCTGCAAGCGTGAGGTATTCAAGGCTTTAGCTCTTCTTAACAAGATTGGTGGTGGGCGCAATGCTTGATTGGTCTCACTACAATGCGCGTCTCGGCATAAATGGCGTATCAGACCGAGATAGAATCATTCAAAAGGCTAAAGACAACTTTCAAGTTAAGGTTATAAGTAATCCGGGATATCAGCCCAACGCGACTCGTAACGGAGCCCCGCAGCGTTTCTTGGTTGACCGGACTGAGGTGGCTTACAAAATAAAAGTTATCGCTTTTCCCGACGAGAATCTTTATGTCGGGGACATCCTTGAAATTATGGATGAACACTTCATCGTCGTTGAAACGAGAGTGGTAAATGAGATCCATATAACAGGGACGGCGTGGCTGTGCAACCATCTGTTCAGATTCCAAAACGGCACTTCGGATATTATCGAGCGTTGGGGTGTTTTGGATTCGGGCGTTTATTCGACAACGCTTAAGGGTAACAACACGGTTCAGTCGTTACACAAGCAGTTCAAGGTGTATCTCCCCTACGACGAAGACACAGCCAAACTCTATATAGATAAGCGCATAGCCGGTGGTGTTAACTACGACGCTAACGGCGACGAAATTCTCACTTGCTACATTTATACAGGAGAAGACCCGATAAGCCGAAGTTACGGCAAAAACGGACATCTTCTTATTATGAATGTCGAAAGTGTTGAGTACGACGCTTCGAGAGACAACGCTAAAGAGCGCATATGTGATTACATCGCTCCAAACGAGCCGTCTACTGCCGGGACTCTTTGTAAGATTGCCGGACGCGATACACTCCGAATTGGAGCGCATAGAACATATCTTGCGAAGTTCTTCAAGGACTCAGGCGGAGTTGATGAAGAGGCTGTTCCGTCGTGGTCTGTGATTGGGGTTGCATACGGCATACAGTATTCCGTTAAAGATGGCGCATTAATTATTTCCGTTGACGCTAATGATGCTCTTATTGGCACAAAGCTGACTGTTGAACTGAATGACGGCGGAGAACGCTCCGCTTATAAGAAAGTCGAGGTGACTGGCTAATGGCAGGATATACACATCTCGATGAAATTATAGACTATAACAATCTCGTTATCAGCAAAATTTTGGAGTCATCAGAGGTTATGAAGCTCGTCTCGAACGGCAGATATGCCCCTGATGATGACGATGCTGAAAAGTGGGAAGACCACATTAACGACCACGGTTGGATAGACGAGAGCGTTCAAGAGGCTGGTGCTTATGTGCTTGTTGACACAGAGGTCACTAAGGCTCCGAGTGGGAGCATAAAGAGAATGACGCTCCTCGTAGAAGTCGTCTGCAACAAATCCTTTATGAAGCTCGACAGCGATAGATTTCCGGGCGTTAAGGGAAATAGGCGTGATAACATATGCCGTCAAATAGACTTGCTGATAAACGGCAGTTCAGAGTTTGGAATAGGCAGGTTGCAACTTAGTTCAGCGACGCTCGCGGCTGCACCCGAAGGCTTTACTGCTCGTCTTCTGACATATACTGTACCCGATTATGCACGAGATAGAGCGAGGGTAACTAAATGAAGCTGACCCAGTGGGACTCGATTACTGGCAGTTCTATCGCCGTCGGCAATGTGTGCCATGTACGACAGCCACGATTGTCGGAGGTTCGTCAGCTTGGTTACGACAAGTTCTTCGGATATGTGAGTGTAATCATGTTTGACCCGAGCGAGCTTGACGGGCAAATACCTATGCTTATACCCGACCTTTCAACCTTTTACATCTTAATAACCTACCCGATGTTAAGAGAGACCTTTTTTGAGGCACTCTCTTTTTTTATTGAAGAAGAGGTTGTTTTTGATGACAAAAGCTTGTGTTTCAAGGTCTATAGGAATAAGCAAGTGGTCGGCGAAATCAACAACGGAAATTTCGGAGATATACAAAGTTTAATTGCTCAGATAATTGGTGTGGAGAAAGAGAGTAAGAGCGAATTAAAGTTCTCAAACAAAAAAGCTAAAGCCATTTACGAAAGATGTAAAGCGCGGAAGAAAGAGTTCGATAAGGCTAAGAAAAAAGAACAGCCGTCTAACGACTACACACTTCCGAACATTATATCCGCCGTATGTGCAAAGCATCCCTCTTTAAACCTACTGAATATCTGGGATTTAACTATATTACAACTTTACGACCAGTTCAGGCGTCTCAACGTCATTACTTATGAATCGGTCGAAGGACTTCGCTGGGCTGCGTGGGGAAAGGACTCCATAGAGCTTTCGGCGTGGTTCAAGGATTTAACAAATAAATAAGAGAGGTTTAATATGAACAACAATACTACTTTTGCTAACAGAGAAGTATGTGACCTTATATTCGTTGAATATAAGAGCAAGAAGCCTTTCCTCAATCTCGACTTTGCTAATACGACAACGACCGAGATGAGCGGTGAGGCTGTTTATGCCTATGGTGGTAAGGGACACCCGAAGAGAGTTACATTCCACGGCGAGCGCGGCGGCACAATAGCGTTCGAGACTCAGATGAAGACAGCTAAGCTCTATTCTCTGATTACTGGCGCGAGCCTTGAGACAGCCGCTAAGTTCCTTAAGCGTGAAGTCGTTAAGTGTGGAACTGCGGGCAAGCTGACCGTTTCCGGCACTCCTGTCGTCGGCACTGTCAATGTCTTTAAGGCAGACGATGACTGCGGCACAGAGCTTACTGCTACGGCGACTGCAAGCTCCAAAGAGATTACCGTTACTGATGCAACGGCTAACGACAGCTATATTGTCTATTACATGACTGAGCTTACCGAGAAGGTGCGCAAGATAAACATCAAGTCCACGACTTTCCCGAGAGCGTTCACTGTTTATGGTGATACTTACGAGAAGACCGAGAACGACGAGATTGTTCCTTACAGAATGGTTGCGTACAAGTGCTCTCCCCAGACCAACTTCTCTCTGTCGTGTGCTAACAGCGGCGACCCCGCTACTATCACTATCACCTGCGACCTTATGGCAGACAGTGACGACAACATTCTTGACCTTATTTGGCAGGATGAGGAGGAGTAATCAATATGGATAATGAAAACGTTGTAGAGGTTGTAGAAGTCGCTGACAAGGAAACTCCAAAGCGCAAGTCAAAGGCTCTGCCCCGCAAGAGGAAGTGTCAGGTCGTTTCTTACAATAAATATAGCGGAATCATAGTCTATGTTGATGCAAAGGGCGAGCTCGTGCAGACGAACGCCATCAAGTACGACGGAAGCGGGTATGTAACCGTATGAGAATTTTGGCGTTAGACCAAGCCAGTATTATTACCGGCTACGCCATATTCGACGACGGCGATCTTGTCAGCTTTGGTAAACTCACGGCTGACAAGTCCGTTTCGCCAGAGGATAGATTTGAGGAGATGTGTCGAAAGATACATCTCCTCTTTTTGAAGTCTAAGGCTGATATAATTATTTTTGAAGATGTCTCACTGAGGACGTCTATTAAGACGCTAATCACATTAAGCAGACTTCAGGGCGCTATTATGGATATGTCATATTGGCATAATACAGCGTTCAAAATCTATGCCCCGACACAATGGCGTAAGGTGTTGGGCTTTAATCAGGGCAACAAGGTTAACCGAGAAGCCCTCAAGATACAAGCAATAGACTATGTTTCAAAATGCTATGGAATAACCGCTAAGGATGATATCGCTGAAGCTATTTGTATAGGTCTTGCCTATCTGCGTGACAGCGGTGTTATCGAGGAAATAAAGGAGAAAAAGAAATAATGCTGAAATATAAAGCTGAAGTTGATAATAAAGAGATAGAGATGGAAATCCGTGACGAACTGACCTATTCTGATGTTGAGACGATAATCAGTACAGCCCTTGAGTTCTGTTATGACGACAACGGCGGTCTTATCGCTCACTTTGCTGAGTTTGTGCTTGAGACCTTTCTTGTCTTACAGGTTTCAAATGCCAAAGAACTTGGTCTCAGCAACAGCGTTGAGTCGATGTGGAAGCTTATTAATGAAAACGATATTATAGAATTTATCGTTAAGAGCGTTAGATATGTCAACTATAGCGCAATGAAAAAGGCTTTCTTCGCTGCATATAACGAGAAGCTTAGAGTGGCATATGACCCGTGGTCTTCTGCGGCAAAGTCCCTCGCTGAACTTCTCAACACCATAAACGCCAATCAGTCTTCATTGTCTAAAGTTGATCTCGAAAAACTTATGCAACTGAGCGAGGTTATTGCTAATAAAGATGAAGGCAAGATAGTTGACGGGATTCTCGACTTCCACGAGAAGAAGAAATAATAAGTAAGGAGTTGGTTGTGTGAAGAGGTTCACTACTCCCACTATACCTATTAAGTTTAATATAAGCCACTCTGATATCGAGCACATAGACTTCTTGTTTAAGCTCGATAAAGACATGAATAGTCAGACTCTCTTCACGCGAAAGTACCCGGATAATGTCGGTTATGACGAAGAGTCTGATTTATACACAATTGAGCTAACGGCAGAAGAGTCCGGTCGTCTGCCTGAAGGTATTATCTTTATGGACACACGGGTTGTTATGGCTAACGAAAAAATCCCCGCAACACCCATAGTCGAGCTTCGCGTTTCGCCGACATTGTTCAATTCCGCAGATAAGTGTGAATAACGGAGGCTGAAATGTTTGATGTAGTTTATATCAGAGTTATCAGTGAACCTGTTGTGGTGGTACGAGCCGTAACAGAACCCGTGTGTGTTATTTATGGTGATGCTAAGTGATTTCTGAAGAATATATTATACAAAAACTTCAACAGTTTATCTCAAGCAAAAACGGCGAAAAAATAGTTAAAGAAAAATACCCCGACTACAAAAATCAGCTGACCGAGCTTGCTAAGGAGTTGCGCAGCAAGATTGTTGATGCGTATAATCAGGCGACCTCAGTTTATGCTCGCAAGATGGGCGTAGGTAAAATTCACGTCGGTATATCAAAGATTGATAAACGCTCGGGTGAATGGGTCGTTGACATTGTGTTTCCGAGTGATTTGTTAAAACGAGATTCGCTGACTGGGGCTGGTGGTGTCCCTACTGGAAGTGGTGTATACGACATATTCGGGCTGATAACTCAGGGTTATCCGAAGATTCACTCTGTGGTCGGTGTTTGGGAAGGGCGAAATAGCGGATTGCCTATCAGCAACAAAAGGGTTCGTTCCACAAACTCATTTATTTCCGATACAATCAATGACTTTGAGATGCAACATCCGGGCGTAAAAGTAGACTATCCCCGCTTGTGGGGCGGTATGGATAGCGGAATATTGTAAAGGTAGCCGCGCTCGTTTGAGCGCGGCTATTTATATAGGGAGGCATTTATGTCCGATAACAAAAACGTAATTGAATTAAAATTTGGCGTATCTGGTGGCGGCAAAATAAGCGGCGAATCCGGACGACAGATACTGCAAGACATCCAGAGTATAGCCAAAGAGATTAATAAAAGCGGAGTTACGAAACTCAAGTTCTCTCTTGATACAGATAGTATAGAGAAAGAGGTTCAGTCCACTAATAAGAAAATCACCAAGTCAATAACCCAAGACTCCGGCAAGTTTTTACGAGCTTATAACCAACTCTACAAGTACATGGACAAATATGGCGATAAGCTTGAAAAATCTGGTCTTATGGGTGGTTTCAAGGGGCTCCAAAGCGCCTTGGACAGCGGAAATATAACCGCAAAAGAGTTTCAGGAGACATTCAACGATTTAAAGCTCGATGCCATTAAGGCTGGCGTCGAAACAACAAATGTCTTTGATAAGCTTGGCAGTGCATTAAAGACAAATATTAAGCAAAAGGCAGTAACAGCTATAGCTGGTTTTTCAGTACAGCAGCTTAAAGAGGTCTACGATAATGTTGTCAAACTTGACTCGGCTGTCGTCAACCTTTCTATGGTTACAGGTTACAACCGTGATCGTACTAAAGAGCTCGTGGCGAGTTATTCTGAAATGGCTCAGGAGCTTGGTGCTGTCACTTCCGAAGTAGCCGCTGCTGCCGACGATTGGCTTAGACAGGGTTATTCTCTTGAAGACACAAACGAACTGATAAAAACCAGTACCGTTCTTTCCAAGATAGGTCTGATTGATTCAGCGGAGGCGACTCAGTATCTTACCTCGGCGATTAAGGGCTATAAGGTTGAGATCAATGACGCGATGTCTATAGCAGATAAGCTGTCTGCTGTCGATATGGCTGCCGCCGTCAGCGTTGGTGGTCTTGCTGAAGGTATGAGTAAGACTGCAAACTCGGCGCGTCTTGCCGGTGTTGAAATGGACACGCTTCTGGGCTACCTTGCCGCTGTTGGCGAAGTTACTCAGCAAGACATGGCGTCTATCGGTAATGCGTTTAAGACCATGTTCGCTCGTTACTCAAATGTTAAGCTTAATAAGCTTGTTGATGACGACGGCGAGTCGCTAAACGATTACGAGCGCATATTGACAAGAGTTGGCATACGTCTTCGTGATAACTTAGGTGAATTCAGAGACTTCACAGATGTCCTTGATGACGTACAGGCTAAGTGGTCGTCTTTGACTGAGGTCGAGCAGAGTGCCATTGCGACCGCGCTTGGTGCTACAAGACAGAAAGAAAACGTCCTTACCCTTATGGAAAACTATGGTAAGGCTATGGAATATGCGGGTATAAGTGCTGATTCCGCCGGAACGGCTATGGAGAAGTACGATGCTTACTCACAGGGTATTGAGGCAAATATCGCAAGAGCAAGGGCTTCTTTTGAGTCTTTGTCTACAAATCTTCTTAACAGTAATGCCGTTGTTACTTTTGTAAAGTTGACAAACGGCGCACTCCAATTTGCGGATGCACTCGCCAAGTGCAAACTGTTGCTTCCTGCAATAGTCGGCGTTGTTACATCTATCAAAAACGTGGGCTTATCAATTATCGGAGGAATATACCCACGAAACGCTCTGGCGGTGACGCTGAACGAGTCATTGCTCGACAATGACAAGAGAGTGTTAAGAAAAACGACTGATACTGGTGCGTGTAAGAAGCGCATTGCTGCTTGATAATGTGGCACGGGGTAATCCGTATGCAAGGCTACCAACCCATAGTAGTAATATTATGGCGGCGACCGTGAAAGCGAGTCGGTACGGTAATAAGGCTGAGATAGGAAAGTCCGCAGCAAAGCTCGTTGTAAAAGCAACGAGAATGTTCACAGAGCACAATGGTCGGTTGGTCTACGGATCAATATGGTGTGCTCGACTCCGGGGATGAGCGAACAATCCCTTATATTATTAACGGATAACCTGTTCGTTGTTCGCAGTAGGTCGGTACGCGCCGCCGTTGGGGATAGGCGCAAAAATGATTGAATTTTGTTGTTTATAGCACCTAAGAGCAATGCAAATGAGTTTTAATTGTCAATAAATATCGTCAATTAAGCGCGTAATTTCTGCAATTAAATTTTTTTCGAGTTTAATATTGACTTTATTGTGAAAAAAATAGTAAAATAATGTCGATAAACTACGGGAGGGATATTATGGGGCTTTTAGGTGAAATCAGTGCTGGTGTAAACATTTTCGAAAAAATTCTTAATTTATTTAAAAAATGTCTTAAAAAGTATGATAAAAATAGGAGTGAAAACTTCTATTACAAAGAGTTTGACAAAAAGCTCTTTATTGACAAAGATGGGAATGGAGTATTAATCTCTTCTTTTGTCTTAAAAGTATTTAACCCGCAGGAAACAAAGTACATCGTCAGAGATCTGGATATTCATGACGGCAAAAAAAGCGCCAGATTTGACAGCCTTGATAAAATGCAAAAAACTTCTAAAACTGATATTTTTAATCAGGTCGGTTTTTGGTTTTTCTCGCCTCAAGGTATAGTTACCGATGTTGAAGAATATTATGACGATATGGAGCAATCCAGAAAAGACGATCCTCAATTTATATCATTTAAGTTGAATCTCAATACCTCCAAGATGAAATCCGGCGGCGTATATAATTTTTCTTATGCGTTTAGCATTCCGGGAATGTTTTCAATTCTTGACGGAAGGTTTGATAATACGAATTGGTCAAGAACTGAACATCCGGGGTTTAAGTCTCTTGTCTCTGCTCGAAACTTCGGAGACCGCTTAAGGTTTGCTATATATTTTTCAAATTATATAGAATTTAGGGAGTCTCCTTATGTTTATAAAAAAGAATCCAGAATAATACCCGCAAAAGAAAAGTCAAAAAAGAGCAAAGGCGATTCTCGCTGTATCAGTGAGAGCGGTATTTTTTACACAAAATATTGGTTTGAAGTAGAGGAACCGCAAAAATATAACTGCATAGGTATAAAATGGGATGTAAAGGATAGACATTAACATTCGACTACTAAGCAGGTTAGGGGGTGGTAAAAATGGATAAAGAAGGCGGAATGTAACACATAGTTAAATATCCGTTATTATTTAAATCTACACCCAAATATTCCACAAGATCAAGCCAACTCCTCAGTGTTAAACGACAAACATAACGTCTATGGTGCTGAGGAGTTGGCTTATAAACAATAAAATAACAAAAGGGAGTGCTGTAACACTCCCTTAAGGCACCATTTAGCGCTGGCGGACACGCACTTTGACCTGAGTCTTAGTCGTGACTCTTATTTTGGTCGTAACCTTTACTCTTGCCATACGCCTTCACTCCTTTCCCGACAGCAACCTGTCGCGTTGTCAAACAGGTCTGCGGTAAGGACGATGTGCGAAATTATTATATATGTCATTACTTGTTTTATCAACGGCATTATTAATCCATCCAAGAGTAACAAATTGCCATTATGGTGGCGTAAAAGTCTCAAAACGGGTAAAAATTTTACCCAAAATGTTGACTTTGTCGTAAGTGACTGCTATAATATAAATGGAAATAAGGCAAACTTGTTGATAAACGGTTAGCCCCAAAAATCTCGTAAAAAATAACCGCGACTTTGGGAATAGGGGCGGTTATTTTTTAATGCTTATTATATAGCCTGTAGCTATAACAAGGAACAGAATTACAGGATAATATTGCTCCATCGCACCACCCCCTAAGTTTAAAATAGAGGGTAAACACCCTCCAAAATTGAGGGTTAACCGCTTACCGTTATGCAGGTCTGCCTTATTTACAGCTACATTATAGCACAATACGACAAATTTTTCAATATCAATATATTGAATTCTGCGGACATAGGTGGGACGTCTCGTTGTCCTAAGGCATCCGCACAGAATTACGGTCATCTTGTAAGTTTTATACATGGCGGCTCATTATTTATAGTTTAGAATGAACGGGAGCACACCCCACCTCGTAAACCCTTGCGAGGTGGGGTGTGCTTGTTGAATAGCAACAAATGATTATTTCTCAGCTTAACCCATACAATATTACAAATGAGCCTCTTCATCTTATATGTTATATTGACAAATTTAGTACCCTGTATTATAATTATGAAAGGAATTGACGCCTTTGAAATTGAGTGAGATCATGACAAAAATAAAGACGCTGTATGGTGTAAACTCGTTTTATAGTCGTCTCAGAGAGCAAGAGTCTGTGCGTCGTTCTCAGGGAGAAAAAGTTAGGTTAGACAGCAAATCTATTTTGGCGAGCTATGAATATGAAGAAATTAAACCAAACCCAACAAAAGAAGATTGAACGGATATCTGCGCGTAAGGCGTAACTAACGGCTACATACCAAAACACAACACCGCCAACTTTTATAAAAGTTAGCGGTGTTTATTATCTTTTAACTCACCAAGTACACCCGCAATCCTTGCACTTAAAGCTCTTGTTTATCTTATTAGAAAAGATACCGAGGGTTCCTATTGAAACTGCGCGGTCAATAGCATCAATCTTACTGACATTAGTTGAACCACAGGTAGGACAACGAGGCTTGCTTGAAACAGACGAGTGTACTTGTTCCATTAGTTTTTGCATAGCCTCTTCTTTTCTTTTGGCGTCTCGTTCTTCCTCTTTTCTTTTGCGCTCAACTGCTCTTAGCTCGGCGGTTTTAAATGCTGCTTCTTTGCTATATAATGGATTTTTGTCTATACCAAATACTTCGATTCCGTAGAACTGGCTTTCCTCAATAGTTGAGGGCTTTCGTCCAAAATACTCTGGGGTCTTTAATTTGCGTTTAAATTTCATTAGTTTTACCGGCGATAGATGGTGGACTTCCGACTCTCTAATTAGTCCGTCGGTGAATCCACAAAACCGGCAACGAGAGTCGTTGAAATTGTTTACGTCTACTTCTTCATCACCTGAGAATACATAACCACATTTGGGACAATAACCTAAAATTAACATTATTATCAGCTCCTAAGCTATAGTATTATTTTTATCAATCCCCATGGTAATAATAATGCAAACGATATTCACTACTAAAGGAAGTGGCACGGGGCTTGATAGTCTTGCGATTTTTGGGGCACAGCTCAAAGACATAAAGGGGCAGTATAATGATTTAACCAAAAATCTTTGGAACCCTTGGGAAAAAGCGATGAAGGCTCCTCAAAATTGGAGCAAAGCTACTTTACAAGAAATTAAGAAGGTTAAGAGTGCTACCAAAGAATATCAAGAGTCTATTCTGAAGGCTATATCTGTATCTATAGACGAAAACTCCGTTTCTGGTAAGAACAATAAAGACTTTATTAGTAAGTGGAGCGGAGCCAGTTCAGATGAACGCATCCAGCTCTTAGAGACCGCCGACAAGTCTATGAAGGACTACCTTAAGACAGTTGATGAGAGTGGACCCACATGGGAAGGCTTCGTAAAACACCAGAAACTCGCCGCCGCCCAAATAGAGGCTACGGGTGTTAAGTCAAAACTCGCCGCTGTCGGTCTTAATATTTTCAAAGCTGCTGCGGGTATGCTTATTGCCGCTATTGCTCAATTTGCTATCCAGAAGCTGATTGAGGGGTTCCAGTATTTAATCAACATAGAAGACGAGCTTGCGCAGAAAGCGGATGAAGCTCGTGAACAGTACAAGAGTACAACAGAAGAGCTTAACTCGCAGGAAGAGGCGCTCAAAAATGTTAAATCTCAGCTTGTGGCGCTTCATTCGTTGGAATCACCTACGCTTGCCGATGCAGAGCAGACAAAGGAGTTAGAGGCGCAAAATGCAGAACTTGTAGCTCAAATCGCCTATTTAAAAGCAAAAGCTGAAATTGAAAAAGATAAAGCAAATAAAGCTGACACAAAGGCGTGGAAAGAGGCTAATGATGGTCCATCCTTGGGAGATGCCTATGATGAAAACGGCAAAAAGCGAAACTTGTTTTTCTCTTTTATGGATATGACTCTTGGCTTTAAATACAGCAATAACCAAGTGGATGCCGCCGTCGCCGCCCAAAAGAAGTTAGTTGAGTTAGAAGAAAAACGCAAAGAAATATACGCCGATACCAATCTCAGTATTGAAGAGCAAACTAAAAAACTCGACCAGAACAAAAAGGATTATGAGGATATACGAGCCAATCTTCTTGCTATCGCGGAGAATTGGAAAGACTCTACAAATCCCGAGGCTCAAGAGTTCTATAAAGGTATCGTGTTTTCGCTTTCTGACGCTACAGAAAAGGCAGCAATGCTAAGGAATGAACTTAAAGGTCTTAATGTTAGTCAAGATTCTATAGACAAACTTGAAAAGCTTGCTGCTTCTGCAAACACTCCGAAAGGGTTGGCGGCGTTTAAGGAAGCTTTTGAGGAAGCCGTTCCTGACGAAAACGATAGGGCAGCCTTTCTTAAGCTTACTGGTAGTATAGAGGAGACCGCTACGGCGTTTGCCAAGATTTCTGTAAACGGTCATGCTTCAAAAGAAGTGCTCAGCGGATTCACCAAAACCATTGATGATATTCTCGGTACTTCCGAAGTTTTTGATAAAAACGGCAAAGCATTAACGGATGGGTTAGATAATCTTTTTGATGAAGATGGAAATGTAATTTCAGAAAACATTGATGCGATGTTTGCGGGCGCAAGTGATACGCTAAAGACTAACATAAGTACCGTTCTTCAGCAGCTTCACGATGGACAGATAGATGTTAATAACGCCAAGCTGGCTTTCGCCGCCGCCTTTGAACTTGAAGCAATTCAGTTTAAATCTCAAGAAGTGGTTGACAAGTTTGAAGACGCTTTTGGCGGAGCTGTTAGTGGGGTAGACGGGCTTATTAACTCGTATGAAGAGCTTGACGCTGCGCTAAAAGAAATTTCAAAAACTTATGACCTCGTAAACGGTGCTATAGAGGAACAAAATCAAAACGGTTCAATCTCTATCTCGACGGCGTTAAATCTTGCTAAAAGTGGTGCAATGTATGCTGATGTTCTCGAAGTAACAAATAATGGTATACAGATAAAAAACGGCGCTTCTAAGAAGATGATAGAGACACAAATAAATGCTACCAAAGCCAGTCTTGAACAAGCTAAAGCGGAAGCTCAGGCTCGTCTTTCATTCTTAAATCTCGCCATAGGCGTAGGACCCGTGGTGCAAGCTTTTGGCTCTGCCCTTATTCCTGCTATAGGCAAAGCCGGTGGAGCTGCGCTTAAGTTTGCTGCTATCTGGGATGCGATAAAGAACAAAAAGAGTATTTCTGAAGCTGTCGCCGCAGGTAAAGCACAAGCAAAAAATTTCGAAGATGAGTTAAATAAAGGAACGGAAGCATTATCAAGTGATCTAACCAATTCGCTCAAGGCGCAAGTTGTTACCACCAATAATGAGATAAAAAGCCTTGAGAATATGCAAAAAATGGTTGGGCAGCTTAACTACTCCAACTTCCAGACGAAGTACAGCGGTGGTTCTTCTAAATCCTCTTCAAAATCATCTTCCTCCTCTTCGTCCTCTGATGACCCGCGCCTTAAAGCGTGGAACGAGATGTTGGCTGTTAAGAAGCACCAGCTCGAAATGGATCAGATTACCGAAGAGCAATACTACGCTTGGCTTGAGGCTAACTACAAAAAGCAACTCAACAACCAAAAGAAGTATGCTGAAGAGTGGCGCAAGTACGAAGAGGAAATCTACAAGTGGAAGAAGCAGAAACGCCTCGACGACTGGAATGAAGCTGTTGACCTCAAGAAGCATGAGCTCGAAATGGGTAAAATCGATGAGGGCGAGTATTACGCATGGCTCGCGGAGAACTACAAGAAATACCTCAACGATAAGACCAAATACGCCGAAGAGTGGCGTAAAAATGAAGAGGCTATCCACAAGTTCGAGGAACAACAGGCTAAGGACTCACAGGACGCCCTTGAAGACCTTATCGACCTTCGCGTTGATATGCTCAAGCAGGAGAAGAACAACGAGAAAGATGTTCTCAAAGAGCGTCAAGATAATGTAAAAGATTTCTACGACAAACAGCGCGACCTCCTCAAGGAACACTACGACCAGATAGACAAAGAGGAAGAGCGCCGCGAGAAGCGTAAGAAGGTTACAGATATACAGGCGGAACTGCTTGAACTCGAAGCAGACGACTCCGTTGAAGCGCAGAAGCGCCGTCTCGAACTTGAAGAGAGTCTCTCCGGCGCTAAGAAAGACTTAAACGACTTTGAGCGCGATGAGGAACTCGACAAGGCTGAGAAGATGTACGATGACCTCGAAGAGATGCAGACGCAGTATTACGAGAAGCAAATAGAAGCTATTGAGGATTACCTTGACAACGCCTATGAGCTTCGTCAGCAAGCCATCAAAGACTTGCAGAACGGTAATGCTCAACTGTATCAGGAGATGATTGAGTACAACCGGTCTTACGGATCGACCATCGATGCGGATGTCACTGCCAAGTGGGAAGCCGCATACGAGGCTCTTAACCGTTACAATAGTCTACTTGACGACGACTACGGCATGAAACTCGACAATATGACGGGCTACAACAAGGGTAAGTATGAGACCGCCGCCGAGCGTGAAGCTCGCGAGAGGGCAACCCAGAGAACGAGTGCAAAAGATGCGGCGCAAACCATCGCTAAAAATGCGGGCAAGTCCAGCGGTTCTTCTAATACAAGTCGGAAGTCTGGACCCAACCGTGGCGATAAGGTGACTATCAAGAAGTCGGCAACGCACTTCTCTTCTCAAAGCGGAAACGCAAAAATGGCATCTCATGTCCCCGGAGGCAAGTATACCGTTTATCAGGTTAAGGGCAACCAAGTCCTCATAGGCGTTAACGGCGCGTATACCGGTTGGGTGTGGAAGTCTGATATTCAGGGTTATGCCACGGGTACTCCCTATGCCAAAGGCGGTATAGCCAACATTGACGAAAAGGGTCTTGAGCTTATACTCGGCTCCCCCGACAAGGGACGCTACAAGTTCCTCAATGACGGCGACAAGGTGTTCAACGCCAAGGCAAGTGAGTTTCTTTACAAGTGGGCTAATCAGCCCGGTGAGGTGCTCGGCTCAATGATTAAGTCTCTGTCTGCTGCGTCATCCGTGTCTATAGCGTCTCCGTGTAATATTACAGTCGGCGACGTTGTTATTAATGGATCGGCTGACGAGAAGACGGTTGGCGAGCTGCGTAGAGCTCACAAGCAAATCGTTACAGATATTCTTAATGAGTTTAAGAAAATGAAAAAATAATTTTAGAAAAGATATGTAAATGCAAGCTGATTGTTGTATTTACGAAGATTATTTTCGTATGTGTTTATAGTATTTTCCAGAGTGGAAAAAGACCCGGTGGGAGACAAAACGAAATTGTAGTACGCCCAAGCTTCGGAGTAGTACAAGCGTAGAGTCTCCCTATCGGTGTACTCGGCATATTCTTTTGAGAGTGTTGAGATATTCTTCTGCGCAGACTCCAAAAGGTCGCCTATCTCATCAAGCCGCCCGTTCGCTGTATAGACACCTATAACAACATCGACTGCTCCGCTTTTTATTTGAAGAATCATATACCTGTCGTCGTTGTTACCGGGTTCATAACCCAAGTCTGAAAGTATGGTGTCAACTGCATCTGTAACTTCAACCGAATCTAAGCCCGTTCTTCTGCAATAATGGGTAAGAGTTTCATAATAATCGCCATAATCCTTTGCTTCGTATATTGCAAAATACCAAGCCTGATATATTGCTTTTGCTATCTGGCTTGTGGCTTGTGAAGCTTGGTTTATGTCGATAAAAGCGCTATTTCCGGCGCTAAATTGCTTATCTTTTTCTTTGCTGTTAGAAGAGTTTGACTGCTGTCCAGAAGACGACGGCTTGCCTTGCGCGGGCGGATTTTGCCCTGCGGTATTATTAGCATTAACATTGTTGGCGTTATTGTTGTTAGCATTAACACTGTTATTATTGTTGTTGTTAGCATTAGGCTTTTGGTCGTTTTTGTTTTTATCGGCTGCTGATCTGCCTACTTGCTCGTGTGAGCCAGCTTCAGAAACGTCACTTGAAGTCGTTGTTCCCTCTTGCTGATTTTTATGGTTAGTGCAAGCTGCGAACATGAATATTAGTGCGATAGTTAAAATTACAGATAAACATCTTTTCATTAATTCTCCTCCTAAGCAGTATAATGTTTTGTATAAAGCAAAATAATCTTCTATATGGTGATTATATCACGCTCGAAAATAATGTCAAGTAGATATTTTATAAATATTTTTTGCCGTCGAAAGACGATGAAAGGACGGATAGAATGGAGAAGGTTGTTGATATAGCTCGGTATATTCATAAAGAGTACAAAAGAGTTTCGCACAACAACATAGAAGACGAAAAACTTCAAAAGCTCTTATATTTTGTGCAAAGAGAATCCATTGCTATTACCGGTCTCCCCATGTTCGGCGAAAATCTTTGGTGCGAAGCTGCGCGTTGCGAGATTCAAGGCTTTTTGTCTAACTGCGGGTTGACCGACGGCAATGCCCGTATTTCAGATACAGCTAAGTATGTAGTCAATAATGTTATTCAGGAATATGGCTCTTTGGAGTCATGGAAGCTAAGTGAAATGCTTTATCGTGAAACGTCTTGGCAAAATGCCCATAAAAGATTGGATGGCGATAAAGGCGACGGTGTTCCATTATCACTCGACGACATACGAGCTGATGCGAAAAAGGTTCGCCCATACGATTATGTGTGGGATATGTACTATGATGAATTTGAGGACGCCGATTGAAAACGAAAGGAACAAAAGGAATGAACAAACGTAGGCAAAAGCTGACTAAATGTCAGAAAGAGTTTTTATGCAATAGAAAATATATTACGGAGGAGGATTGCTTCTTATATATCTGTCCTTACCGTATGTTGTCAATAAAAATATACGCAGGCGATCTTTACTGTAAGCATCTTAAGAAGCTTGATTGGATATGCTTAAAATCACTTATTTCGCGTTGCGAGAATTGTAAGAGTTGCAAATAAATTCGTCGGACTGACCGCAATTTGAGCAGGTAACTCGTAGGGCGATTGTGCTTGACGAGATACTGTTAATTCTAAATGGGTGGTATTTAGAAAAAATAATATCTTCTATCTCACACTGACCGCTTGATAATTTATTAGGAATATGATACTCCCAAGCAATCACAGTTCCACATTGAGAACAAGTGTGCTCTCCGCATATTTTAGCCACAACTATTCCTCCAACTTTATTTTTCATAAACAATTATACCACAACAAATATATTTTTCAATACAAAAATCTGCGTACAAATAATCAAAACTGTACGCGGATTTTATTATTTTAGAAAGGGGCGAGTCAATATTTATCTGTTAGGAAATAGGTTCATTTATGACGGAGTTAACTCGTCGCGTTATAATCTTTCAATTCTGCGAATTGATACAGACGGGCTTACTTCGGCGGAGGGTTCTGTGGAATACTCGTCGTCGTTCTTTCCTGCGCAGAATAAAAGATATATTACAGGAGTCTCCCGCGAGAGCGCTCCGCTTGAGTTCGAGGTCGAGATAATCGGCGAAGAGGGGTATTGCTCTGTACATGAGCGAGCTATAAAGAATTGGCTCTTCAACTCCCCTACCTTCAAAGAGCTCTATATAGACCCCGAGGACGACAAAGAAGCCGAGTATGTGAGCGGTACAATAAAAAGACAATATCTTGAGTGTGTATTCTGTAACCCTGAGAAAATTGAATACGCTGAGGGTACTGTCGGCTGGCGTTGTACTTGTATGTGCTCATCCACAATGGCTATACAGGAAAAAGTGGAGGTCACAGTCACCTCTTTCAGCTCGGATATAACGCTTAATGTTGATACGGACATACAGGATTACGTCTATCCGTATCTTGTTATCACCTGCGGCAACACAAAAGCGGATGTGACTATAACAAACAAAAGCGATAACAACCGTGCTATGCAGATTAAAGATGCGACGGCAAAGGCTGTGTTGTACGCCGATTGTGCTATAGGAACGATTGTGAACGACGCCGATGCCGAGTATTACAACAAGCTTGTCAATCAGCATTTCTTGAGGCTTGTTCCGGGCGAGAATATCATCTCTGTTACCGGTGGTGTGTCGTCGGTAAAGTTTACTTGGAATAATGCGAGGTGGATGACGTGATAGCAAGGTTTGACAAATTCAAACGCTTCGAGACTCCCCTACTCACGGTGTGCAACCCCGGCAGTTATGTGACTTCAGATAATTTACTCACCAATTCGGTGTGCGCGTTGCCGTATGCCAAAGATATAGATGCTACCCTCAATTTTGGCTCTCTCTCTGAGTTAGCCTTTACTCTTCCGCTTATCGACGAAAAGGTGCGTAATACCTATAGTGACCTCGAAACTGGAAGATATATATACGCCTCGGATATTGGATATTTCATAATAGACAGTGTTGAAGACTCGTTCTCCCAAGAGGGGCGAGTAAAAGAGATATCCTGTGTGTCCGTTGAGCGTGAGCTTGAGGAGCTTGAAGCGCCGTTCTACAAGGCGGGTGTTTATCCGCTGATATCTAATGATACCAAAGACGGCGTGTTAACCCTTGCTATAGCTAAATGTCCGTCGTGGTCTCTCAACCATATAGACGACAAGGTTAAGGCTCGCAGTAGATATTTTGAGATCGCAGAGTCTACGAGCATATACGAGTTCTTTATGAACGACTTGCAGGACAAGTTCGATTGTGTGTTCTGCTACGATATAATTAACCGCAAGATATCTGTATATGATAGAGCTGCCTACGCCGACCAACACCTTACAAGTATTCATCTTGCAAGGAACAATATTATTGAGGGGCTTGATATTTCGCAGGACTACGACGACCTCTACACGGCGTTAAGTGTTACCGGCGACGAGAATATGAGTATTCGCCGAGTTAACCCTATCGGTACAACCGTTATTTACGACTTCACATACCATAAACATTGGATGTCTCCTGAGTTACAGGACGCAGTTACGCGCTGGGAAGCAAAAATTGCCTCTGTGGAAGAAAGTTATGTAGCCCTCAACAGAGAGTATTATAACCAGTATCTCGCTATGAGCGAAACGCAGATGGATATAGACAAGCTGAATACTCAGATTGATATCTATTACACCTGTCGTGATTGTATTCTTTCCGGCACGATAAGTTCAAAGAAGACATCGCTGCTTAGCCAGCTCAAAAAGAGTGGCGCGGTTGGTGACGACGCGACTACGGATGCTGTGCCCGTCGCTCTTGCAACTGTTAATGCCAAAATCGCAGAATTATCTATAGCTAAGGCGCAGAAGCAGACGCTATATAATTCTCAAAAATCACAAGCAGACGCAACTAAAGCTCAGATAGATGCCATTCGGGCGGCGTGTAGCTTGTCTACGACCGCAAGAGACGTCAACGGCAAAGTCATATTTACGGACGAGCTTCTTCGTGAGTTGTCTGCCTATATAAAGCAAGCCGACTACACCGACGACAATATCACTAAGACGGATATTATGTCTCAGGATGAAATATTTGACTGGTGTGTTGAGCTTATGAAACGAGCCAAAACTCAGCTTTCTAAAATTTCAACACCCAACAGAAAGTTTGAAGTCACAACTCGTTCGTTTATTTTTTCACAGCAATTTGCCTCATTTACTTCGCAACTTGAGAGCGGCTGTATAGTGACCGCAGAAGTAGACGACGACCAATTTGAGCAACTGCACTTGCTCACTATAGACATAGATTTTGAGTCCAAAACCATATCTCTAACCTTTGGTAACAAATACAATCAGTATGACCCGAGGTCGTTGTTTGATGATGTGTTCGGCGATGTATCAAAGTCAAAGGCTACCTTGCAGTATGTCACAGGTATAGTCGAAGATATGTCTAAGCAGGTCAGCGATGCTTCCAAGTGGATCGACGAGGCTCTGATACTTACAAAAGACAAAGCTCTCTCGGCTAAAAATCAAGAAGTTATCATAGACGACGGCGGCTATCTCGGTCGCTTGCGTAAAACACAAAAAGACGCGCAGGGCATGGATGCTCTCGACGCCGACGGCAACCCTATCTTTCTTACGGATTCACAGGGTAATCCTATATACGACGGCGAACAGCTCCGCATTGTTAACAATTGCATAGTCTTTACTGACGATGGGTGGGAGACGGCTAAAACAGCTGTCGGCAAACTGTATCTCGGGAAAGACAAAAGCGGCAATGATGTTTACAAGTACGGCGTAGCCGGAGATGTCATTATAGGTAAGATTATAGCTGGTAACAACCTTATTATAGCTGGTGGTTCTGAAGAAAACGGAGACTACAGCGTAACTATAGATGATAAAGGACTTGCGATTAACAACGGTGATATTCTTATTAAAGACCCGAACGGCAAGAAAGTGTTCGGCGTGGAAGACGGACAGATGTATTTGGACGGCAGTATTGTGGCTACGGGTAGTTTGTCCATAGACTCCATTGCGGTCGGTGACTACACAAACTATATTAACCTAAGCGAAGAAACTGCTGATGTGTACGGGTTTAAGTCTGCCGCCGAGTACGCCACTCAAGCAGCTCATAAGGCGTACATAAATGAGCGTTGGCTTACTCCTATCTCCTACCCTACCGCTTCGCCGTACTTCATTTATATCAGTAAATCATATCCGTGTAAGATTGGCGACTCGTTCAGGATTACAGGCAATGTGTATAGTCAAGCATATAACAGCAATTCGTTGGATGTTAAGATAGCTCTTGTTGTTACTGTGCGTAATGCTCAAGGCGTAGAGAGCAAGAAAAATATATATTCCGATAAAGTACCACTTTCAAACGGTGGCTATACGACGCTCAACAGCACCGTCACTATCGACACTAAAAGTCTCGGGAGCACTTCGCTTACTCCGGTCAATTTCTCTATTGCCATAGCTACATTTGTCAAAGACACTTCTACTAAGACTAATGTTACTGCGGGTTGGTACGCAGTTAACAACCTTGAGGTTCGTAGAGCTTCTGCGGGTGAAATAACTGCGGGTCTGCTTAAATCAAAAGACGGCGAGACTTATATTAACCTTGATACCGGTGACGCGCAGCTCACGGGTACGGTTAGAGTTAAGGGCGCTAACTACGACGTGTGGCTGAAGAGTGAAACGGTAGATGGAGAAACAGAGGTTGGTCTTTATTTAACCAAGACAGATGGTTCAGATACTAATGGCAGAGTTGTCCTTTATGAAGATACTTCCGGAGATACTTGCGTAGCTATAGCCGGGGAAACAATAGTAATCGGCGCAACAAGCAGCGATAGCAATTATGCGAATAATCTATTATTACAGAGTACAGGTTATTTAAGTATACAGGCGACAAATAATATAGTAATTCAATCTCTCGGATTTACGAGTAATAAAACCGCAAAGGGTGGAAGGGTAACAATTTCTTGCCCTAACGGTTTTAATGTAACTTGCGAAGGCGAAACCACAGCTAATACAGGAAAAATTAATTATAATAAAATTAATGCCTTGTGGGAGATTAACCCCGCTATCAAAACGGGGGTTCTGAAAGCGACATCGGGTGTTTATGTTAAGGGGGTAGAAATAGGTTCGTACCCTGAGCTTTGGACGAGTTCTGGATCATTTATGGGCGGAGACCAAAGAGCTTCCTTAGCCCAAAATGTTTCAGCTATGCCTAACGGGATTGTTCTTGTGTGGAGTGCGTATACAGACAAAGCAGAAGATTATTGCTGGAATTACACTTTCATTCCTAAAGAACACGTTAAAAATCGAAATGGAGATGGCGTGTCGGTATTTCTTGCTGGAAGTGCAAGCTTTAAATATGTAGCACTTAAATATATATATGTTTGGGATAACGAGGTTTTGGGAATCTCGCTAAATACTGCCGACGCCACTATTGGCGGCATACAGTCTACACCCCAAAAGTTTGTTCTGCGCAAGATTATAGGTGTATAACCCAACATGAATAAAAGGAGCTTATATAAATGACAATAGAAAATGCTTACAGAGCCCGTACGGCTCTTAATAAAATAAGTCATAGTGCTATGCCCGCCAAAACGGCATACAAAATCTCAAAGCTGTCTAACTTCCTGAAGGACGACGCGAATTTTTACACAGAGCGTCTCTCTCAGATAATTGAACAGTACGGAGAAAAAGACGAAAATGACGAACCCGTCATAAGTGGTAACGGCTACAAAATCCAAAAGGACAAGACGGACGAGTGTACCGCCGCCATTAAAGAGCTTAGCGAGATAGAGGCTGCTATACCTGACGCAAAGATTTATTTGTCGGAGCTTGATGGAGTCGAACTCTCCCCCGACGACATAGCCGCGATCTATGACTTTATTGAAGAGGATTGATGCTATTTGCGTGAAATCTACATAAACGCCGAATATCCCAACACGCAAGAAGTGGTGTGGGGGTACGATGGCGAAAACAATAGTGCAGACCTAAAAATAAAACTCCCCGATTTTATGGTCGGGGAGAAGTTCAATTACACGGTTCATTTTAAAGACGCCTTCAACAAAGAGTCATCTGTTGGTGCGACGGCAACCGACGGTGTGTGTTCTGTGTTGCTTACAAAAAGTTTAGCTGTTGGCGGACGACTGAAAGTACAGGTCGTCGGAGTTAGCCCTAAGACGGCGACGACGGGTGTGTATAAAGTAAAAGCCCCTAAGTCAGCAGAGAAAATCAGACTTGTAATAAGCTCGCAAACTATCACTTTGCCGAAAAATGATTCAAGGGTTCTATCTGTTGATGAGTTTGAAAATTATGATATATGGACGCTCAAATTTAAGATTAATGACGGAGCATATGTCGTAGAAGCTAAGTACGGGGTGGAGTGGGTTGCAACTGATAGCGTTCTACTCGTTGCAAATGAACAAGTAGTCAAGACGCCCGTCTTGATTTTAATAATTAAAAGTAAGGATGGTGACTTAATCTGAGAGAAGTATATATAGATTTACAGCGTCCTGTTAAAGTAAACATAGGATATATTGGCGAGCATAAAGCCACCAAGCTTATAATCGCTTTATCGCCCGACCTCAAAGACGCAACCTCTTACAAGATAGAGTTTAGCACCTGCGGAAAGGTAATCGCGTCGAACACAGTAACTGCAAGTAACGGCGTAATTAACTATGCCATTCCGCAGGACATCACATTAATGCCTATAATAGAGTCCGTTATGGGTATTCAGGTTATAGGAAACAACGGAGAGAACATTATTAAATCCCCGATAGTAGAGGCTTATATTGGAAGTAGCTTGCTGGACTCGACTGAAGTAGCTTCTAATACCCCCACAGATATCTCGACAAAAGTTGAGCAACTGATGGCGGCTAAACACAGCCACAGCAATAAGGCTGTCTTGGATAAGTTTGCTGAGACAAAAGACGGCAAGCCGACCTATGGCGGTCAGGCTTTAGGCGGTGGTGGCGCGTCAACCGCCGAAGGTGTTAGTTATACCAACACACAGTTACCGAATGCCGAAAATGTTAAGACGGCACTCGACGAGCTTGTTTCTAACTCCCACAGCCACGCCAACAAAGACACACTCGATAAGCTTTCCGACTCAAATGGCAAGCTCCAATATAACGGCTCTGATGTCGGACTCAAAGGTGATAAAGGTGCGGACGGCAAAGACGGCAAAACGCCTGTCAAAGGTACAGACTACTGGACGACGGCAGACAAAGAGGAAATAGTAGCGGACACGCTCGCCGCTCTGCCGACATGGACAGGAGGTAGTTATTAATGGCGTTTGACAAAGTAATTGACTCCACCCAACTTGACGCCGCAATGACTTACACAGCCGGTCGCATTCGTGCCAAAACAGGCGGCACAGACCAAATTATGTGGGACTCCGCCAAAGGTTTTGGCGACGCGGTTGACGCGATAACAGGCGGCGGTGACGAGGACGCGATAATCCAGCGCACGATATCGGGCGCATATTCAAACGACCGTATAACGACGGTCGGAGCGTGCACATTTTTAGGATGTCAGGCTCTTACAGCGATTGATTTGCCTAATGCCACCCAAGTTAATCGCAACGCTTTTGAATCGTGCGTTCGGCTGTCGACAATAAATCTTCCCAAAGTCACCGCGCTTGACAGAGGTGTTTTTACAAATTCTGCAATACAACAAGCAAATTTTCCTTTGGTGACAACAATAGGAGACAACTGTTTTTACGCCGCAAAGCATCTGATATCTGCAAATCTACCACTTGTTACCAGTTTACCGATTAACTCTTTTCGCCTTTCGACAATTCAGACAGCTGATTTTGCGGCGATAACAAATATAAACCGAACGGCGTTTACCGACTGTACGAAGCTCGAAACGCTCATTATCCGCACTCCGTCTGTTTGTGTGATTTCCGACATTTCGATTGCGTTGCGTGGAAGCAAGATAGCAGCGGGCACGGGGTATATTTATGTGCCAGACAACCTTGTTGACAGCTACAAGTCGGCGACAAACTGGGTTGCTCTTGCAAATCAAATTAAGCCGATTTCGGCGTTGGAGGCGAGCACATGATAAAAACAGAGACACGCACAAACGGGCTTATCTACACTTACAGCGATGTCGGCAAGAAAATTCAAAAGGTCGGTACAGACGAGATATATGACACCGCCATAGATTTGCCGAACGCCGGATATACCTACGCGGAGACCGATACGGACAGCGAAATAACCGCCGAAGAGGCACTGGAAATAATTACAGGAGGTGCCGATACATGACGCGATCAGAAGCAAAAGCTTATCGTAGCAAGATAGATGGCATTCTGAAGAAGGTAACAACAAATGCAGAAGTTTTAGAGTATGCAGATCTTTATCCGCTTTGGAGCGGGTATGTCGATTATGCTGTCGGCAGTATAGTACGCAGACCGAGCGGGCTCTATCGCTGCTACAACGCCATAACGGCAAATCCGACATGGTTGCCGGAAAACACCGCCGCACACTGGGAGCCTATCACGGTCGGCGAGGACGGCACGATTGACAATCCTATTACAGCGGCGGCTGGCATGAGGTACTATAAAGACCTATATTATGCCGACGGCGGCAAAATTTACAGATGCATACGCGACGACAGCAACGGTCAAGGTACGATTTTACAGTATCTTCCGTCGCAACTTGTCGGAATATATTTTGAGGAATTGAGCTAATGCGAGAAGTAATAATTGATTTATGGAGAAGCTCTCGCTTTAATATGGGTTATGTCGGAGAAAATGAGGCGACTAAGCTTATTTTTCAACTCACACCAGATTTACAAGGCGCGGACTTTTATTCTATAGATTTTCTTGTGGGCGACACTCTAAAAAGTGTTAGCGATATTAAAGTAGACGACGAGTTTTTATCATATATTGTTCCTTCTATTTTAACAAAGAAAGACGGCGAGATAGCCATACAGGTTTTAGCGGGGAACGATAAATTTATTGCTAAATCACCTATTGTCTACGGGAAGATATTCGCGCCTAAAGATAAATAATTTTGAGATGGCATAGAAAGAGAGGATTAAACATGAACATAGCTATGTCTATCGGACACGGTAAAAATGAAAGGGGCGGCTACGACAGCGGAGCGTGTGGTGGCGGTTTTCAAGAATTCAAGATAGGTCGAGAAATTGGTAAGTACGCGGCGGCAGCTCTTCGTGAGTACGGCTGTAATGTAACGCTGATAAATTACGACGCAAACAAGAGTCTTTATAGTCGTATCAAAACTATAAACGCTGGCAAGTATGACCTAGCAATGGAAATCCACCTTAACGCCGCACACGGCACGGGCTCTGAGGTTTACTATAAAGTAGGCAACAACGCTGGTAAGACAATAGCAGGTGCGATTAGTAAGAGTATTGCTACAAAGTTCGGCATCCCGAATCGTGGCGCAAAAGTTAAGGTACAAAATAATACAAACTACTTTGGTTTCGTTAGAGAGGTCAAATGTCAGAGCCTCCTCGTCGAGACCGTTTTTATTGATACAACCTCTGATCGTAAACACGTTGAGAACGCATCTGGGCAGAAACAGTGCGGTATTGCAATAGCCGACGCGGTTGCCTCTGTATATAAACTTAAGAAGAGAACAGCGAGTGCGCCAGCTGTTACGCCGACAACGCCATCCACTCCTACCCAGCCCGCTTCTGCCATAAAGGCGGGAGATATCGTTAAGATTACGGGTAAGAAGTATGCCACAGGACAGAGTATTCCTGTATGGGTTAAGCTCCGTAAACACACAGTTAAGTCTGTGAGTGGAAACAAAGTTTTGCTTAAGGAGATTAACTCATGGGTGTACGCGGTAGACCTTTCGTTGGTTAAGAGTGCGTCAAAAAAAATAGGTGTAGGCTCCACAGTAACAATTAAGGCTGGGGCAGTTTACGGCGGACTCTCTAATACGAGAGGTAAGGCTGTGCCTAAAGCTCAGCTCGCGCCCACAAAACACAAGGTCTCAAAAATTCAAACAAACAGTGGCGTAAAGGAGGCTCTGCTTTCGGATATCATGTCATGGGTTGCCATTAAATATCTTAAGGAGGTATCGTAATGGCAATCAGTATGGACGCCTTAGAGACAGAGATAAAGAACCTCAAAAGGCGCGTCGAGGTGCTTGAAAAAGAGTACACCACTCTTGATAAAGAGGTTGACGATATAGATAAAACTCAAAGCGTTGTTACTTCTAAGCTTAACACGGTTATTGAAACCCTCGGAAAGCTTCAGCAAGCAATAGACGATTTAAAAGACCGTCCCAGCAAGCGTTGGGAGACCATTGTGTCTGCTCTTATCGGTGCTGCTATGACAGCCTTTATCGCATTTATATTCGGGAGGTAAGATTATGCAAAAATTCAAAGACATTATTGAGAATCTTAGTAATGTATCGGTTGGTACTTGGGTTCGCTTTATTCTTATGGTAGGCTCTCTTGTCAACCTCACACTCGGCGCATTTGGCGTTGCGGGCATCAGTTTTGATGAGAATCAGCTGTACGCAATAGTCAGTGTCGTGCTCGCCATCGTAACTGGCGTCGTCAGCTACTGGAAGAATAACAGCTTCACTGCGGCAGCTCAGGCAGCGGATGAGTTTCTTCATGCTCAGGGTAATGCTAAAGAACAGAGTGAAGTAAAGCCCGACGAAGACGCAAACGAGAACGAAGAAGGCTAATTAAAAAAACGCGGGTAGGGAGAAATCCCTACCCGCGTTTTTAACCTAATTTATCTCATAAAATAAGGCTTTAGTTCTTTGTCTAACTTTTGAGGGGTTATACCGGCAATTTTAGCAATGTGAGTCTTCGACCCAATCTCTCTTGTGCGGAAGTCGCCCTCTTCAGTGTTAAGCCACTTATAAGCTTCTTCCAAGCTGTCAAATTCGGCTAATCGGTGATGCCACTCGCCGAAATCAAACTTACTTGAAACGCCATAAATTTTGCCGGTCTTTTCAAAATACTTCTCTAAAGTCATAAAGCTCCTCCTTACCGTTTGTTTTATTTACAGGTTAATTATAACTTATAGAAATATATTGTCAATACCTTTTATAGGACAAGAGCGGTTTTGCTTAAGCAAAACCGCTCTCAAATAGGTGTATAGGAACCAAGAGGTTCTCTACTGGAATTATACCACATCAATAAAGAAAGTCAACCGCTATTCTTTATTTTAGTCTTATTTTTGTTGTATTTAGATTGCAAACTTGAGGCTTAAATACTTCACAAATATAACTTGTAGGCTAAAATTACCGTCCGAGATTTGCCATAAATTCTGTGCCCCATCTGGTTGCTTGCCCCTCGTACCATGCGTCGTCGTAAGCGGGTAAAGAGCTATATCTATACCCTTTTATCCGCACAAGGTATTCTCTATGCCAATATCGTATCATCGAGGGAATACATACGAGAATCGGCATAAAGAAACCGTAGAGCGTGTTCTGAATTGCGTGACCGTGTTCGTGGTATGTAATCTCGCTCTCTGACTGGTTGTCTGTAATTATCGTTAGTCCAAGCGACACACCACCCCAGCCGTTGCCAATCCTAAACCTTATACAATAGCCATACAGCTCCGGCTTCCTGAAGAGCAACAGCATAACTGCGGCGGCAACCACGCCTATAAGTGTCATAGGCAAACCCCAAGTGAACGACAAGATATAAAACAAAAGCTTGCTATTCTTCATCACTTCACTCCCGTAGAACCGAACCCGCCTCTGGACTGGTCGTCGAGATGGTCTACTTCATCGAGACGCACTTTAGGCATAGACTTCACTATGCGAAACTGGCATATTCTATCACCTTTTTCAATTTTTGTATCTTCAAGAGCTATCGCAGGGAACATCCACACATCGTTGTCACCGCTGTAGCTGTTATCTATAATTCCCATGCTGTTAGCTTGTATAACCTTGAAGTTCTTGTATGTACTGCTTCTCGGTACAACATGAGCCTCGTAACCGTCGGGGAGCTTCATAGACACGCCGAGGGATATAATCTTAAATTCTCCCCTCTTAAGTTCTACAGTTTCAGCAGCTCTGAGATCTATCCAGTCACCCTGTGATATTTTCTGAAGACGCTCCATATTCGCGTCATGATACTTTATTTTAATCTTCTTCATTATTCTTCTCCTTATTCTTCTTATCCAGTCTATAATCCTCAAGAAAGTAAGCTACCGCCTCAAGCTCGTCGTCTGTAAGAGACTCCATAAAAATATTGTCTCGTCTCGAATAACCACACTGCACAAGGAAAGTATTAAGGTACTGCCCTATCAAATCAACGGTCGTGTCTCCAAAATCGCTATATACCTGAAACTCTGACGACGACGTGTAAGTGAAGCCGTTCTCATCCTTTAATTCAAACTTAATTGTAAGTCTATCTTCCATATTTATATCCTTAACTTATCTTCTTTGCGTACTGGTTATTGCTTGCCAACATCACCCCGAGGACATCATCTCTGTGGGGCTCTTGGTTTGGGACAAACCGCCCGAACTTTACGATAATGTTTTTGTATCGTCTGAGCTCGTTTAGTTTAGGTTCAATTTCATCAGACGTATACCCCGTGTAAATTATGATAGGGTCGTCTGTGCGCTGACGAAAATAATCAATAACTTCAAGAACCTCTTCTATTTGAAGCATGGGTTCCAGCCCGCCAAACACAATTGCTCTCGTCACAGTGCTCGACTGATAAAGCTCAAACAGTCTATACGGAGCAACCTCGATAGTGGGAGAAGTTGCGAGGGAAGAGTTTTGACACAGCTTCTCCCCGCAATCTCTCTCGCATTTCCAGTCGCAACCGTTAGCACCTATAAGCATTGCAGGATATTTATAGTCCCCAAACGCCTCTACTTCGATTGCTTTTACTCGCATTAAAGTTCTCCTATATTGTTAAGGTCAAACCAGTCACGCATAGCAAACTCTTTCTTACGAGCCTCAGAGTAGGTCTTAGTAGGCGTAAGGAAACCGACTATACGCTGATAGGTCGTCTCAACAGGGTGTCCGCACTCTGGACAAGTATCTCCGAAGAATCCGTGGTTGTTATCACAAGCCGATATACGAAGATTAAAGGCAAAGTAGTTAACACCCGCATCCGCCACATAGTTCATCATATACCAAGCTTCATCGAAACTGTTGAATGGAGAACTGATGTTAATATGGACTATACTGCCGCCTGAGCAAGCCTTGTCAAGAATAGCACTCACTCTAACCTTTTCAGCTATGGTTGTCTTTATGCCGAGCGGGATCCACTGGTTGCCGTACAGAGGAAGGTCGTATTTCTCATTGGGAAAGAACAGCTTGTCTTTTTCCATAAGAACAGCCGCAGCTCTCTCTCCGGGAACCTGTTCGATGTTCATCATGTAGTCCTTGTCCTTGACGAACTCGTCTTTAATCTCGGTGATTGTCGCGAGTATCTTCTTGGCGAACTCTACGCCCTCGTCTTTATAATATGTATTGCCGAACTCGTCGTGATAGGTGTAGCCAAACTTCTGCAACGCTTCGTACACACCAATAATGCCGACGGTGTTGTACTGCGACTTCATGTTGATAATACCGAGCGCGTAGTTGGGAAGCAGCCCCTTTTCTGTGTTTCGCTTCATAATATCTCTAATAACATCAAGAGTTTTTGCACAGGTAATTACTCGACCCTTAAGAGCTTCAAGATACTCTTCCTCTGATGTTGTCTCGTAGGCAAGACGGGCAAGGTTTATTGTGTTTACCTTAATAGATCCAACCTCAAGCGCCGACCCGCCGATACTATTGAAGTAACCAAGCTCCTTTATGTTGCTTTTAAGACGGCAGTTATGTGTGATTATACCGTTCGGTAAGGTGAAATAGGGCTCATCCTCGTCACTCATCTCAAAGCAGTAGCAGAACTCATCATCGGTATTTATGGGCTCTATTGACTTCACCTTAAAATAAACGGAGTTGTTATTCCATTTGTAGATATCCTTACTTGCCCTCTTATAAGTCTCATACCAACGAATACAATACAGAGGATAATTACGATTAAACTCTTCACCGCGAATAACCACAGCTCCCTCTCCTGTTCTATCAGACACATTAACAATAGTGTTAAAACCAAGAGAAGTGCAAAGTGCTTCTATGTTGTCAATCAGCTCTTTTGAGGTGCTGTATATACGATTGCTGTTGCCACCGTCGGTCACATAGTAGCCATCAAGAATACCTCTTCTAAACTCTATTGACTGCAAGAGAACATTCATATTTAGAGTTTTTTCGTAACAGTATTTGCCTCCAACATACTCTCTTATAAATTCTGCCACTTTGTTACTTATTATAGTTATAGGGTAAACATTATTATAAATCTTGCCCAATCTAACTTGAGCGTCACCGATTTCTTTCGCGGCTATATCGAGTTCTTTTATTGATGACTCGTATTTCTCTTTATTTAGAGACAGGCAGATTGTCGTGCTTTTATTTGTAGCGTCTTCGCCGGACATACTACCATCGCCAAGATACATACCAATCATATACCCCTGCTCGTATGTGAGGTGCTTATCTGTCTCATGCGGAGCGTTAAGAGCTTTTGTGTTGAACAGTATATAATCATCAGTGGTGAGATCGGTCGTCTTAATATCACCTCTGAGCGTAGGCGTTATATGATTATCAGTGATAATTAACTCTTTGTTGTTTACTGTTGTGACTTTATAAAGCGGTCTTGCAGGAAGCTTAATTGCTTTGCCTTTACGCCAATTGCCGTTGTGGAATATAACTAAATTTCTGCGAGCGTCAGCATATCTGGCATCACAGAGTTCTTTGAATGAGGTCAGAGCCACTCCGCCAGTGCTTGATCTCGCAAGAACTTTCTGTGACCCAGCAAAACAGCAGTTACTCAAGCTTGTAACATCCTCTGATACGAAAATGTTACTATCCGCCCACTTCATGTTATGACGGCAGCACCACTTTGCAAAATCCTCGTCTACGAACTTGCCGTTCTGTCTGAGAAGAGCAAACGAAACGACCGGAAACGTCATAAGGTTCTCTCTTCTTGTATCTGAAAGCACTTTCATAAACGCCTTCTGATATTCTTTAATTTCGTCGATATAATCTATAATGAATGTGCCGTCGGGGAACTCTTTACCGCCGAAGAGCGCTTCAAGATATGGCTTATCAAATATTGAGAAGTTGGTAAAAGCCGACTGGATTCCGCCCCTCAGATAGGGCTGATTAAGTCGATATATTATCTCCTGAAAAGACTGGTCTCTGTAATATTCAGGAGACTTTACAAAGTAACCCTCATCGCAATCTTTCTTCCAGAAGTAATACGAATAGATGAGAAAACTCGGAAGCCCAACCGCGCCTGAAGACCTATTGCACGTCCACGACACAAATTCGCTGACAAAATCAGTATATGTATTGAGGTGCTGAGGCGGAGCCGCATTAAAGTTATCTATGAAATAGAGTCCGCGCTTCACCAGTTCGTCTATATCATAAGCGAAGCAATACGGAACCCAAGACGAGCTATGAGCGTCGTGCAGATAAAAGTGTCCGTCCCACTCGCCCTTCAGCCACTCAGTGGCATCCTCGTGTCCATACTTCTTAGTCAGCTCATGAAATATCTTGTTGAACGCCAAAAGTTTTGAATGGGGCTTCGACATTTCGTTTATGAGCGAAACAATATCCTTGTGTGCAACATTCGCGTTGCCATCTATACTCGCGTCTGCTATGGTTTGCTTATCAACAAAATTGTCGATGAAATCGGTATAGTTGAGCTGTTTATCTCCAAACCCATTGAGCTCGCTCAGTCTCTCTGGGTAAGCATTTTGCAGACGATTATATTCAATTACAAAACTTCTATCGAGACTATCTATATTGAACTTCATATATCACACCACCTCGTTAACCCATTTAATTGCTTCGACGAAAGTCATTGTCTTTCCGTCAACCTCAAGCATAGGAGCCGACATAAAACCCTTGTCTCTCATAACATCCACATCGGTAATTTCTTCGTAGTCCACTCCCTTCGATTTCAGTTTGGTCGTCAGTACATTGCATTTAGGGCAATGCGTCGTATAAAGTATTACTTTCATGTTTTGTAAACCTCCGTATATATAAGTTAAGCCTCGTATGCTACTCGTCCGCAGCACGGGCATTTTGACATTGTATAAGGTGCATACACAACAACTTTGTGCGCCCCATCGTATGACTCACGAACAATCTCCTCTCCCGTCAGAACATAGCTATTTATGTCTGCTTCGAAAACACACCCGCAGGTCGAACACTTAAACTCAAGTGTTTTGCTTGCTCCATTTCTAAGAATATTAATCATCCTATCAGTCCTCCTCGTAAGGCTCAGGAAGTATCTGCCACGCCACCACAAAGGTGAGCACACCGTCAACACTTCCACCCTCAACTGCGTCTATAGGTTCGTCCACGCCGTCAATCTCCCAAGTCATCGAGTCGGCATCGTACCACGCTGTAACGGTCGCTCTCTCGTTGCGGGGTCCCGAGTGCATACAATTGATTGAATAGAAAAGCTCCTCAATCGTCACGATAAATTTACCACTGTACTCGGGCAGGTCGCCGACAGTTTCTATTGAGTGCCAGTTTGCACCGGGTGCGCCCTTGCAGTCTGCGGGACACATATGTATCTGTGGCTCGTCGCCCTTGTGGTCGCTATGAGCCTCATTTTTGGCAGTTATTTCTATCGCCTCATCTATCAAGGTGTCATAAAAGTCAGCCACTGTAAGCCAGTCAAATATCTCGTCAATGATTCTCTTCATTTTTTAAAACTCCTCTCCATTTCCAATCGTTATATCCGTTCTCTCTGCAACGGTCACAGTATTCTTTGTCTAACCACTCATCGTAAGCGCAGTAAGCATGAGCGAATCCACTACTTCGGCGAAGTGCGTTAAGGTCACTTGTCACCTCTGCGAGCAGCTTGTTTAGTCTTAAGTTCTCCTCACGGAGTTGTTTGTTATCTTCTAATTTTTCTTGACTGAACTTCGCATATCCCTTCCAAAAATCAGCATTGCTCTTAGCGGCTTCGAGGTCGGTGCGTAGAGAATTTAGCTCCCGTTTTAGCTTTTTCTTTCTCACACAACCACCACACAGTCAGTGTCCTTCGAGACTTCTGTGTCGGGTCGAATTATCTTCTCGGTCTCACCACCACACGCCGCATACCCCGCCGCGTCTATCCAGTTATCAGCCTTGCCTCTACCGGTCGCCACCCTTGCCATTTTAAAAAGCACCATCATAGCGGCGACATCTTTACAGGTCAGCAAAACCTTTTCGTCCGGGAACGCCGCATCGAGATAGCTCGTCCACAAATTTGCTATCGCGGTAAAGCTGTTCTCAGGCGAGCTGTAGTCCGCCTCTCTGCTCCTGCAAACGCAGTCTTTTGCGCCATTTAAAATATCTTCTCTGGTTAAATAGTTCATAGTTGTCTCACCTTTCACAATGTTTTTTATTGCCGCCACACTTCGTCGGCTCAGCCCACTTCGTACCGAGGCATCTACCTTCTGCGTAAAAGCGACATTTTGTTGTCTGTTTTATCTGCCTATTCCAACAATCCGAGCAAGAAAAATCATTACACCAACAGCCGCTGGTTGGAACATGGTCGTCGCCATAAAGGTATCTCACACAGTTAGGTGGATAGCCTTTGTCGTCCAATATCGCGTTCGGGAACTTCTTGAGGAAGTCACTTATGTATGTTTCTACCGGATGTTCCACACCCCACTTCTCAACCATCTCTACAGCCTCTTCGGGGTGCTGAGATTCAACGGTCTCACAGCCAAAGGGTTCGCCCATAGCAAGCGAACACATGGAGCAACCAGATGACTTTCCGCACATTCGCTCCCTTGTTTTAAGGTAATCTACTGCGTCCATATTAGTCCTCCTCACCCTCGCCTGCATTATGAACAAGACTATTGCTTGCATTATCGTAGCACATCGTCCAAAAAGGGCAAAGCTCCTCATAATACGGAAATTCATCAACTACGAATTTCATTTAGTTCTCCTTTCCTTATTTAACTTCTTTCTCCATAAGTTCTTCTCTGTAATCCCATAGCAGGTTACAGATTTCCTGAATTTCTGAGTCAATTAGCTTGTGCTTATCTCGGCGCAAAATATCACGGGCTCTATCGCAATCATTCACGATCTTGCAAATCTCAGATACTTTCATCATTTTTCTCCTTTCCAGTAATCAGCTCCGAATAAGGCAGCCCCTCAATCCAGTCGCAGAAGGTATGCCACTCATTTAACTTATGATTGCGACGAGACTTATACATGTTCGCCAGAACTTCGTAGTTTAGCATTACAGTGCGGCGCTGGTTGTAAGAGGACGGAAGAAGCTGAATAAGTTGCCACCAGTATTTTTTATCTTTGGTTTCAAGAAAAATTCTTCGATAATAATTTAAAGTATTAACGGTGGTTTTAAGAAGCTCTTTCCCTGATAGTCTAAAGCCGGAATCTGATTCATCGGGCGTACAATTATCCTCATGAGAAACTTTAAGTCCTCTTCCATCTAATAGGTGTTCTTGTGAAAAATCCTCCAGCGTAAACTCTTTTGCATGAATCTTGTGCATGGTAGAACATGAATTAGCAACCGTACCTACCTTGTAAGTATCAAATTCCTTCCACCAGTAGAGTGGAGCTGTAACATCCACATATACCGTAACCATTCTCATAAACTTACGATGGTCAGTACCGGCATTACGGAGACGAGTCATGAGATCTAAATCTTTAGACCCCACGACATAAATTGTCGGAAAAAGATTACTCGCACGAGGCGAAACCCAGCCACTGTCACTCTTATCCCAAGAGTTCATTGGCGACCTCATACCTCTAATGGATGCTTCAAATCCATACACATCAACATTTTCAATTTTTATCATTCGCTATCCCCCTTAAAAAAGCCAGCTATATCAAACCACTTGTCTGAGATGATGTTTCCGATTTTTGTCACCGAAGAACCCATCCCATTATCTTCATATCGAACATATTTGCCCGGAAGATCTTCCCATTTATCTACGCCGACTACCCTTAATACTTCAGAAATAGACTCCATAGACTTGGCGCTAAAGACCCTCTTTTTAGTCTCTCGATCATAACCATCCAACGCATATCCGCCGACGCCCCAGACACAACATCTGGACTCCATATATATTGTCCATATCAGTATCCCGTGGTCTTCTCGCCCCAGCATCGTGCCGGTTATTATTGCATTTTCAATTCTGCCCACTTAACCTCTCCTCTCTATTCGTCCGAACCCTCGACAATATCAAGCCCGTCCAGCACACACTCTGCACACAGTTCGTCGCCGTCCACATAATAAAGTGTCTCCTCTTCACCGCACTTGTCGCAGAAGTATCGAGTAACACGCCTATGTGGACACGAGTCACCGAAGCACCCAAGTTCGGGCGGACATCCGACGCACTCATTAAACTCTTTTTTCACTTAAACATCAGCTCCTTAATAAACTGCTCGGAGTCACCGTCCTCTAAATAAAATCCATCAGAGTGCATTGCTCTTTGGATGTTGCATATCAGCTGAAAGAACCTCCAATCGGGAACCCTCTTCCACGCCCGACCAAGCGTTTCAAGAAAGCCGTCTATTCTGTCGGGATTCCTTCCGTTACCCATATCTCTCGTCGTTATGTATGCCGCCGCGCACGACGGGCAAATCTGCTGCCCCTCCGGGATTATTTCTCCGCAACATACACATCTATCTGCATTAGCCATTGTTATTCCCTCCGTCCTCACTTTCGCTTTTGATAACGCTGTCGATCGTTTCGGCTATGTCAAGCAGTGCTCCTGATATTTCCTTGTTTTCAATGCAAAAGGACAAACCTTCAATCTGACCTGTTATCCTTTCGAATCTTATTCTGTTCTCTGCTTTCATTCCGTGTCACCATCTTTCAATTCTCCGTAACTGTAATAATCATCAGGGTCAGGAGTTTCATAATTACCCCATCGGCACTCTTGATGAGGGTATCCATCGTTGTTGTCTTGCCAATACTTACAGTCCTTACATCTGACAACCTCAACCACATCGGCGATTGGTGCTGACTTTATAATATTGTAAATGTCTGTGGCTTTATAAAGTGCATCAGCTTCACACGCAGCTCCTTCAACTAAATTTTTTTGACAACTTATGTGATACCAAGTTGCGCCTTCAATTTCATCAATCACTGCCTCACGCTCTATGTATTCAGCCATTATCTTCACGCTCCTTATTCATATTTTATAAATCCGTCGCCATACATTCGGTTTAACTCGTCGAACACATGACGCATACCAAGCCCGTCTTTCGTGGGCTTCCACAAACCCTCATCGTCGTACTCTCCGCCGTTTAAGCAGTAATTATATAATTTCGGGTGTGTTTCCTTGAGCCCCTGAAACCTTGTTGGCTCTTTTTCAAGGTGCGCACCAAATCCGCAGAAAACACACCCCGTGCGGTTGCACCCTGCGGTTTTAAGCTTGCCGTTTTCTTCAACGATATCACCATAAACAGAGGCGTAAGGAACTTTATGTTTGCGTAAATACTCAAGCACATCCTGCTCCGTCCAAAACGACATGGGCTGTGATATAGGTCGTGTGCTATCAAACGCGTTGCACCCGTTTTGCAACCAAGTATTCTTTCGCAATATGCTTTCCTCTGCCATTGTTGCAAGAATGGGTTTTCTGCCTGTTTCTTTCTCGTACTTTTTAGCAGGCTTCTTTTTCATTATCTCGCAACACTTTTCCGAAATCGGAATATCGCTTTGGTATAAAGGCTTCCATTTTTTATACCGTTTGCGATATTCTGTTTCGTTTCCGGCTACATCTTTTCCGTCGAACGCAAGTATGGCGTTTTTTGCTCCTCGCCGCGCAGCACTTATTTGTTTTGCGACATCTTTGCTGATGAGCGGATAGCCGTATGTCCCGATTACCTTCTTGAAATTCATCTCAGGTCGCAACCAAGTCACATTATCGACTGTCTTAACAAAGTCCCTGATTTCAGGGTACTCAAGACCCGTGTCTACAAACACAGCTTCTATGTCAGGATAAAGCTGTCGGGCTATATGCAACAGTACCGTGCTGTCCTTGCCTCCGCTAAAGCTGACATACACCTTGCCTCCGAACTTTTGGTACCATTCAATGAGCCTCGTTTGCGTGACCTGTATCTTTCTTTCAAGCGACCACGATTGCATCGTCTTTAAGTCTTCCGGTGTGTATTTGTTTTCACGCATTGTTATTACCTCCTATTCTGTGTTTGATTGTGTCACATATATCTGCGACAAGCCAATCGTCCGGTTCATCTGCATACCAAAAAGACCAATCGTCAAATGCACCTTCGATTATCCAATTGTTTTTATAATACTCAGTCGCTTCTTCTATCATCAACTCGTCGAAGGTATAAACAAAATACGGCTCGCCGCCGTCGTCAACATAGAAGTCGATGAAGTACACATCTATACCCTGCTTTTTTAATTCTTCAATCACTCTTTCCTTTACCACATTAATGTCTGTCATAGTCCAGTCTCCCTTTTTATCGATTTTGGGTCATCGCAGAAATCAAAGCGTTTCCACAAGTGATTCTATCGCCATCCTCTTCTTTGCTCGGCACAAAAACAATAACATTCCACCCCTCGGCAACTAACGGCTGTTCAAACTTCCTGTATACATCGTAATCGGTATAAGAAGTCGTAACGTCAAAACCGTTCGTTATCGCAGATTTTGTTTCATGAATGGGCGTTATTTTAACAATAAACTTATTCTTGTCGAATAGCATAGAAAGTCGTTTTGCGTCAAGAACTGTATCAGCAGTAACGGCAAAATTTAATGTATATTTTCTACCCTTGGGTACAGGGAGTTTCGCTGCAAGCATAGAAATTTCATCAAGGTTCAAACTCATTCCGCTAAATTGATTATTCCTCTGTTCGTCGTCAGTGCTGTTAATGCTAAACTGAAGCCCCGCTTCTCCGTTATATCTTTCATTTTTAATATCGCACCATCTTAAAATAAACTCTTCCAGTCGTTTATTAGACTTTGGGAGCATAGTAGAGACTACTGGGTGGATTGTTTTTGCGTTAATATATTGCCCCACAAGCGGCTTTAGGATATTATCTGCAAAATCAAGCACAGCAAAATTAAATGTTGGCTCGCCCATTCTTGCAAAATGTACATTAAATCTATCTGTCTTAGTTACGACTTCGTTCTGAAGAATTGTCTGAACTTCGTAAACTAAATCATCTATAGTCGCGTCCCCGTGATAGCCAAACTGCGGACAATCGCAAAATTTGCATCTCATAGGACAACCTTTTTGTGTACTGATAGTAGCTACCCACTTTTTAGATAAATCAACCTCGGTGTTTTCGACGCCGTTAATTTCTTTATATAAGCCCAAAAAATTAGCCTTAATGTTGTTCTCTTTTCCGTAATCACCGACCGTAAGGAACTCCAACTTGCGTTCGGGATCAATATAAATTTTTCCAGTATGCGTATTTACAATCTTCATTCAATTCCCTCCATCCATTTTTGCGCCGCAGTTCGGGCAGTAAAGCAAGCCGCGATCTATTGGTGTTACTTTTCCAGTCGCGACATCTATACCGTTATGACATTCAGAACAATAATAATTACCATCGTCGGGGTTGTCGTACATCTTTATCCATTCACCATGTTTAATCTCTTGTACATCTACGGCGGGAGCTGACTCTATGCTTAACATTACTTCTACTGGGTAAAACGCATACACTCCACTGCCGTCTCCCCACCACGTCGGCAAATCTTTAATATGTTTTATTAGTTCGTTGCGGTCAATATAATCACTCATTTTTCTACCTCCGACCAGTCAATCTTCTGCCCGCAAAAAGAACAGAATGAATCCCTCGAAGTAGGTATTTCATCGGGATATAAAAGCCAATTGCGGCATATCGGACATAAGTACCCATAGGGCTTCTTTGGTATCTGCTTTTCGAGAGCTTCCCTGATTAACTTGTAGCAATCTTTTGAAATACGCATTTCACAATCATCTGTGTTTCGATAAACCCGATTCAACATCTCACGAAGCACATCTTCATACATCATAGTCGTTACCTCCCGCTTGAGCCGAATCCGTTATTGCCGCCTTTCAACAGTTTTTCTGTTAGTTCTGCGATCCTCGCGTTCAGCGCATCGATTTCCACGCTACACTCATGATTTTTTGCTTTGAGCATCGCTATCATTTCTTGAGCTTCTGCTCGTTCGCGACGTTTCGTTTTAATAAACTCTATCAGTTCATGTACCCATGTAATCGCAAATACCGCCAAATTTGCTGAACCAATCGCAGCAACCAATATTTCAAAGACATCAACATTACTCATAGTCGTCACCTCATATCTTTCTATAGGAATTAAGATACCAATATCCTTTCGGATTCTTGTAGCAGTTGTCGGCATACACGATATCACCCTTCGCTACCTGATTCTCGGCATATATTCTCGCTGGTATCGTCAACGACGACTGCTTACCTGTACCCAGACTCTGCGTATTCACTTTATATCCCCACGGTACACCGTTCTGTCCACGCATGGGGAATACTTCTGTTATCAAAAGCTTTCTCCTGTCTTCGGGCAATCCAGTCTGAATACCAACATAGCCAAGATACTCGATACTATTCTGTATTTTGACTTTAAGGGTTAAGTCCGGAACATCTGATTTTCTGATTTGCTCTTCACAGGCAGCTAAAAGCCCGTCCATGTCGGTTATTGTATAGGACTTAAGCTCATTCCCCTTAACGCCCTTATCTGTTGCATAATCTGAAATGATATCCGCAAGGAAACCAACAACCTTGGATTTGCTAACGGATTTCGCAGTTCCATTCTTAAAGAACGAGTACACCTGTACAAGCTTCAGCAGCTCTCCCATATTTCCAAACTCTTCAAAGTAGCCAATTTTAATTAGGATATCGAGCTGTCGCGTATCAATAGAGGTCTTCGAGAGAGCCTTAAGAACCTCCATAAACGATTTTCCTTTTACCTCGTCGTATATGTCATACAGCTCATTTGCAAGAGCAGCGGACATATACTTAACACTCGTCAACCCCTTTGCTATTTCTTTTTTCTCCTTGTTAAAATAGAAGACATCTCTCGACGCGCCGAAACGAGGAGGTGTTACCTTAAATCCATATTCGTGTGCGAGTGATGTGCCATTAATAACATCATCTTCATTAGCGGCGTTGTTAAGATATGCTGTGATAAACTCGCAAGGATAATAGCAACGAAGATATGCACAGAGGTATGATACCAAGCTATAGCTCACAGAGTGGTTGAAATTGAACGCATAAGACCCCGCATCTTTAATAACTTTCATGAACTCCATTGCTTCTTCTTCGGCTTCCGCTCTGGGCTTATCCGAGTGATTGCAATACCCGTCCAGAATTTTCGGGGTTATGGCTTCTATCTCATCAACTTTCTTTTTGGTTATCATCTTTCTTATTCGGTCGCTCTCGCCTCCGGACATACCGCATATTTGCGTAAGGAAATTCATGACATCCTCTTGATAGACCAAATACCCGAGGTTGTTTTTTAAAAGAGTATCTATTTCTTCACTGGGGTTTTTATTCGGTATGCGCCCAACAAGCTTGTCTCTGTACGAAGCTCCACCGGGTCGCAGAGCCGCATTAACCAGCGTGAGTTCAAATATTGATTTAGGTTTGAATCTCTTCATTAGGCTATAGGCGAAGCTGCTTTCAAACTGGAACAGTGCTATAGGACTTCTCAGCATATCGTTCCAAACCCTTTGATCGTCAAAGTTCATTTCGCTCATATGGGGGTACGGAATACCAGCCATTTTACAAGCATCGTTTATAATTCCAATGTTTTTAAGTATCAGGAAATCAAATTTAACTGCTCCGACGGCATGAAGCTCTTCCATATCGATAAAAGCGCAACGCTCTCCGTCTTTATCAAAAACACCATAATTGTCCGTCAGTGTTATCGGACTGATAACTATACCCGCAGGATGAATTGACTGAGATATCTTTGTGTTTAAAAGCCCGTCATAATAGAAGAAAATATCGGGATGATTCTTCTTCGCCAAGTCTTCATCCATCAGGAACTCTTCGACAACCCCGTCAATGTTTCTCAATGAATACGGGTTGTCCGGCGAAAACTTATCGGACGGTTTAAACTGTTCTCCGCTCTTTTTCTCTTCCCAATACTTAGCCAGCGCATTTCCGATTCCTTTAATGGTCGCCTTTGCCTGAAGCGTTCCAAAGGCAGCCACTCGCGCCGTCTTCTCCACCCCAAATCTATCAATTATGTACTGGAAGATTTTGGGTCTATCCTTATCTATGCAGTCGGTATCAATATCAGCCGGTTCAACTCTGTCTTCATGGCAGAATCTCGCAAACGCCGTATGCCACTGTTCGGGGTTGCAGTCAGTTATGTCTGTTACAAAGGCAGTTCTCGATCCACTAACCGAACCTCGTCCGGGACCTATGGCAATGCCATGCTCCTTGCACCAGCATATCAATTCACTCTCGCAAAGCATAAAGCCGTTCATGCCGACTTTCTCGAAGATTTTTCTTTCTTCAGCCAGTGCGGCTCTGAACGCATCTTCCTGCTCGGGCGGTATAACCCCCGTCTCAAGCTTCTCTTTGAACATTCGGTCAACACGCTCAGCTTCTATTCGGCTATCCTCTTCAGCCGACCCGTACAGTATCGGGTATTTAATAGATGTATCAAGCTCGAACGGCTCTACCATATCAGCCATTACAAGCGTGTTGTCCATAGCCTGTCTGTAAAGCTCGGGAGGTAGAACGCCCTGCTTTGCAAATGCAGCGTCCAACTCTTCACGGGACTTATATGTGAGGTCGTATGTATCTTCGTCGCCGTAGGACTTGTTTTTATATTTAAGTAATATCTTACGGCACTCGGCTTTATATTTGTCAAGCGAGTGAGTATCGGTTCCTGCTATCAGCGGCTTACTGTACTTCTTCGCAAGCTCTGCCAAATGCACATTAAAGTCTCTCTGCTCCTGACAGTCATGTGCCTGTATCTCAAGGAAGTCGTACCGTCTGACAAGACTCTCGTACATCGGATGGTCTACGGGAAGCTTATTTAGAGGACTTGCAAGACACGCGCTCGTCGTGATAATGTTATTGGACAGCTTCAGAAACTCGTCAAAACTCAATCTATTTACATAATAAAAGTGGTCTTTATCGCATGATTTCGACACTGCAAGGTTGAGTTCTTTCACACCCTGTTCGTTTCGAGCTATAAGCACCGTATGGTAGTTGTCTCTGACCCTTTCATTAAGGCTTTCAGTGAGATATATCTCAACGCCGTGGATGTATTTAATTCCTTTTTCATCACAATACATCTTTTTCTTGACCCAGTTGAGTGGTTTTCCGTGTTCGCTGAACGCTATAGCTGGTTGTCCAAGTTCAGCGGCTCTGTCGATATACAGCTTGTAGCCCGTGCAACTATCCAGCAGACTGTTATCACTATGTAGATGATAAATTACTAAGTTGTCTGTCAACCAAACACCTCCTCGTCCATATCTTCGTCATAAGCAGGAGTGCCGTAAGGCAACTCCGCACTTGTCACGCCGTCGGCGACTTCCCACCCATAAGCATGGGCAAGATTCTGCGGCGTTGTGTAGAATCTCTTACTCGGGTTGTCGTAGTACAGAGCAAATTCCTTGTTGTTCGCACTACCATATCGGTCTTTGAGAACTTCAAGGACAACACTGCCTTTCATGGGCGGCGTAATAAACTTGCCGTTTCTACCAACAACACCCTTTTTATCTTTAGGTGATACTCGGTACAGCGATATAACACGCTGTGCAAGGTTGGCAGCGGCAGCAACGCCCTGTAGGTCAAAGATGCTCATCTTGCGTACCTGCTCCATTTTCTTCGGGTGAATAACCACAAAGCAAGCTACATTCCATCGTTTTGCAAAGTCAATGATTTGTCTTATAAAATCTTCCTGCTTAGTCCACTTTGAGTTATCGTCGCACGACAGATCCACAGATGTGAGATTGTCGAAGAATACCGTTTTTACTCCAAGCCTTCTTACCGCACTCTCCGCCGTCGCGAGGAGGTCTTCAGTCTTATGTGAGAACGAATCTTTGTAGAAGTAAAGCTGTCCGCGATAATAGGAATTGATTTTTCTGTACACATCAGACTTGATTCTGTAATACTTGCCGTGTTCGCCCTGCACTTCTTCAAGCCCCCGCTGTCCTGCGTGAACAAAGTCAATCCAGTTTTTCAACGACGGGTTTGAAAGCTCTCCGCTGTATATAAAACAAGGATAACCCTGCTCTATAGATCGGCATACAAGCGTCGATATCAGAGAGCTTTTACCCGCAGAAGCTATTCCGGTTATGAGCGTTGTAGAACCCATATAGTTCTTGCCGAGCGCAGCGTCCAAATCTTCAAAGCCCGTTGTAAACCCCTCGACATCCGACATATCAAATCTCTTTACTTCGGTGTAATCGACTATCGCGGGAATCTCAGACTCTTTCGCGTTATTGATTACATCTCTGACCGCCTCTTTCCCCTCAAAGAACAGCAGTTCGTTTATGTCTTTTATGCGAACTTTCTCGCCGTCTGCATTGGTGTGAGACAACGGGATTTCTGCAACCTTGACGCGATATTCGCCCAACCTCGGAGCAACTTTCTTTATGTATTCCTCGCCGCTTCTGTCGTTGTCGTGGACGAGGATGATTTCGTCAAACTCTTGCAGAAAATCCCAGCACTCTTCAATCCACTTCGTATTCTGGTCGCCGCCGTTAATGCTTACGGAGTTGTAAAAACCGCACTCAATGAGTGCGGCACAGTCGCCTTCGCCGGTACATATTATCAACGGCTGAGTGGTATTTATTTTGTTGATGTTGTAAAGGACATTACAGCAATCGCTGTTTTCGAGATACCATATCTTAAGTTCACCGTGAGGCACTGCGCGTGACTTGCGGACTTTACACATTACGAGCACGTCATTCAGGTCGAAATACTGGAACAAGGTGTTTCCTTTTTCGTCCTGCTGTATATTCAGATAATCTATTGTTTCAGGTGATATTTTTCTCTTCCGCCAATACTTATACACCTCTTCTTTGTTGTCGGCGTACTTGGGCTTGGGGTATTTGTATGCCCTGTCTTTTGTTCCGCGCTCTGCGAATGAATACTGTATACCCGCCTCATCAAAAAGCATCTCACACGCTTCAAGAAAAGTACACTTCTTGGATGTGATATAGGCATCTATGATGTCACAGGTAAAGCCACACGCAAAGCAATGAAAAGAATAAGTCTTGGGGTTATACGAGCACGACGGATTCTTGTCTATGTGTTCGGGGTTCGGGCAACACCCGACTCTTCTTGAGGGGTTCCAATTCGTAATACCGAGCAGTTCCACCATAATCTCGGCGTTTCTGTCCCCTAATTTCTCTTTCGCTCTTTGAATATCGCTTTTTAATACCTGTATAAATCATCAACCTCCTTTACTTCGTCGCCGTCTCCCCACAGCATTTTAGTCTCATGTCGCATAGATATTGGCAATAAAAATCATCCGGTCGGCTTTCAAACTCACCGCAATCCCGGATTTCCTTTACCGTCTCCTGCATCCAGTTTATTGCTTCGTAATAGTCGTCAATGTTGAACTTGATATCCACATCTTTGCTATTACGGAACATATGGAATCTCAGTAGATCGGGAAACTTACCATATCTCAGCTTAACATAAATTGAATATATGTATAACTGTCTCGCATACTTCTTCTGCTCGGCGGGGTTTTTAAATTTTGCTTTTGATTTCCAGTCGTGAACTACCAACCGTCCCGCCGAGTCTATGTATATAAGGTCTATAAAGCCCTGAATGATGAAGTTATCTCTTCCGTCCGCCGCCGCAATTGGCTCCTCGAAGTGTTCTTCTACACCGAGTATCTCTTTTGCATCCACGCCCTCGAAGTTTGACAAAAACTGTACGCCGTCGTCGTAATATTTCTTGCACAAGTCGGTGCGCTTATGGGGAGGAAATTCTAAAGTTACACGGTCGAAGAATTTGTTTTCATATTCACCTAGTAACTCATATTCGGCAAGTTCATCTTTACCCCAGCGTTCGAGCAGGGAGTGAACAAAATCTCCGTACTGTGCGAAGGCATTATCCTCTTCCTGCTCATCATCCTCTCCGGGCTTACGAGCTATATATGTATACCAATATTGCAACGGACACTGATGGAAAGAAGACAACTTAGAAAAGCTGTATTTTTCCATATGTCTCATCAGAACGGCAGATCGTCGTCGTCAGTAGCGACATCAACATTTGCTTTCTTTGTGCTCGCCTTTGCTTTCGGTTCAGAGCTGCCGTTGGAAGTTGACTTAGACTCGATAAAGCAGACCTCATCAGCAAGGACATATGTCACACTTCTGTTCTCGCCGTCCTTGTTTTTATACGAGTCTGTACGAATGGAACCTCTGACACCTATCTTGGAACCCTTGCCGAAATACTTTTCGATAAAATCGGCGGTTGAGTTCCACGCCCTGACACGGATGAAATCTGCTTCGTCTTCTGCGTCCTTTCTCTTGGGACGATTGACAGCCACAGTGAAATTCGCCACTCTGTTGTCTGTGTTACCGGCGGTTCTTATCTCTACGTCGCCCGTAAGTCTGCCGATGATTGTTACATTATTCTCTACCATAAATAATTAATCCTCCTTATTTTTAAGGGCTACAAGCTCCTTATAAACATCTGTCGCTACCTCAAAGTCAGTTATCTTATTATAGTTTGCACTACCCGAAACTGACTTGATGGTGTCTGAAATCGTTTTCTTCGCCACGCCGCTGTCTGCAAGTTCTTTAGCGAGTTTGTTAATGCTATCTATAGCCATTTCTATCTTAGACTTCTCAGCCACAGGAACATCTGCAACTAGCTCTTCCTCTGCGGCGGATTTATTAACCGGCTTCGGAGCGGGAGCGTCGCCAGCGTTTGCCCAGTCAAACAGAGCCTTGCCGTCGCGCTCGGTCAGCACATCGTATCTGCCCTCGAAGAGGTGTGTATTATCTTTCTGAGCTTCCGCTATGTGGGTGTCCTGCGCGATATTAAAGGTTAGAGTGTAGTTATACTCCGTGTTGTCTCTCTGCTTGTAGCCCATACCGACTTTCTTAGGAACCTGTTTTCCGTTTCTATCCTCAAGAACATAAGTGTCCTTGCCTCTAACGGTGGATATAATATGTATGGGAGACTGAAGAACCTTTTCCATAAAGGCGTCATGTCTCGGAGTTACCTTACCCCAATTGGTATAAGAATTGCCCGGCATCTTGTCGTGATAATCAACACAGTAATCCCACTCATGAGTTATGCTGTCGATAACAAGAGTCTTATATCCGCCGTCAACCGCATCCTCAATAGCCTGAATGTATTTCTCGGGAGTATACGGAGCCTGAAGCTGAAGGTCGTCGAAATCGAACTCATTTGCGTAATATCTTATACGACCATTCTCCGTGTCGATTGCGGCAACTCTACCACCCGCAGCGGCGGCTATGCCCTTCGCCAGTCTCAGCGCCGAAAAAGTCTTACCGCTTCCACTTGGACCCGCGAGTAGCACCTTAAGCCAAATCTGTTCTCTTTTTGCTTTCTGAAATCCCATTTGTTTTACCCCTTTTCATTTTTATTTATTTGGATTTTACAGTCCAAGTATTTTCTCGATGAACACAAGAATTGCTTTACCATAAAGACCAATCAGATTAAGAATGTTAAAAAGAAATGCGTCAATCATTATCGCTTCCCTCCTTTGTAAAATTTCTTCCTTCGTCCGATACGTAGAATAGTTTTCTAAGCGAGTAGATATCACGCGGTATCGACTCTTTATCCTCTGTTTCTGCGTAAATTCGTTTAAGCCACGCATAATACTGATTCATTAATGGCGTTGTAAGAGACGAAGTTTCCTTGCCATCAAGATGTCCGCGTCTAAGAACCTTGTAGGAAATACCGCGAAGGTATTTCCAGAGATTATAGTAAGCAAGTTTAAGCTTAACCATATAACCGTCAGCATCTTCGACGACAAATCCCTCTATATGCCTGTTGTTATACAGATAATCAGGTGCTGTGACCGTGTAATACCAATCGAAGAATGTCTGCCAATCGTTAATTACGACAGCTCGCTCTTTGTGTTCGAGCCCGAACTTGTCTGCAACACTTATAAGCTCATCATAACTGAACTTTTTGAACTTCAACTCGTTGTAAACAATATCAAGCAAGAAAAGATGATTTTCCGGATAATCAATTATGTGTGGATCTCTCTGCATATCAATACACTCAAACACAAATGTTACATTGTTCTCCCTTGAAAATTCTTTCATTTTCTGCTGTGTATCAACAGGGATTTTCTTATCTATCATCTCTTTAAGCCACGAAGCACAATCACCATCCGGACTGGATTTCGTTGTAACAAACAGCGAATCATCTATCTCGTTATACGAAACCAACCCGAGAAACCCGTTTTCTTTAACATACGCAGTTACGGGAAACTTAAGCTTGTACTGTAACATATCAAACTTTGTCTCCGGTCGCTCGTTTACATTAAAGAACTTTGTATAGCCTCTTGCGACTATTTTTCCTTTGGGAATGTTGATATACAAACCTCGTGCCCTAATCGTCTGCTCATCCCATATCTTGTCAAAGAAAGCCTGTCTTGAGAAGTTAAAAGACGAGATATCACCGAACTGCTTCTCAACTACCTGCTTATTAGCTCTCAGAGCCAGAATAGCATCTGCAACAGACTCGTTCTTTTTTATCTTTGCAGTATAATCAATTCTCTCTTCAGTCGGTAAATATATATTATTTTTAAACTCGCTCACCTTTATCTCATTGCCAACAAAACTAACAACTCTTATAGAGCCTCCAAACTCAACATTCCCCTCAAGATTGAAGGCTCTGCAAGCCTGAATGGGATTTCCTTTAAGATTTCTGTGCCCATGCACCTGATAAGCGTCAGTATTTTCACAGAAAGACTGATCAACAACATCGGCGTCGCTATAATTCCCGGAGCCTTTAATCATTTGGTCGGTAGCTACCAGCGTGAGATTGTTGGGCAACGTACTAAGACCACCGTGTGTAGCCAATATAGTTTTGCCACGATATATATAATAGGCGCACTGCCCGAAACTTCTGTAAAGTTTGCGAACATCCTTTTTAGTAAAAGAAGCGCTTTCAAGCTGAGCTCTTGTATGCATCTCAAACTCTTTTGACCCGGTAGTTCCGTCATTAGCCCAAACCCACATATGTTTCTCATGATTTCCCTCTATGAGATATACATTCGGTTCTTTATAGATGCGAATAAGCTCCTTTACTACCTCTGCATTTTCAATTCCTCTGTCAGTATAGTCTCCGCAGAACACAAACAGCTCATTAGGTTTCTCGGTTACATCCCCGATTGCTTCTTTGAGTGCCGTATAGCAGCCATGAACATCTCCGACAAAGTGAACCGCATCGTATTCCGAAACATCCATAGGTTTGAACCACACCTTTGAAAGCTCATCCGGTTTTATAACGGTTATCCCCGACGGAATTTTTTGAGTAGCGAAACGAGCATACATATTATCGATTACTGTTTCAGGAACCTGTTTAACTATAGGTCGCATTTTATTTCGCCTTTTGGTTTCCTCAACAGGAATGTCGGTAAAGTCTACACAATAAATCCTATAGCGATAACGGTTACAAAGTTCCGCATAGCGCTTCATCTCGGAAGTTTTGGAGTTCGTCGCGTCAATAACGGTGAACTCTCCTCGCTCCATTCGAGACTCAAGAATCTGAAAGAGTGTCTTCCAGACCTTAGTGTCATTCGACTGACTTATACACTCTTCGCCACAAACATTTAAAGTGGGCGAAGCGTACATCAACCTTATCTCGTCGGCGGATAGTGTATAGGGTTCAAGTCCATTTTGTTCAATCCATGTTGACTTACCACACCCAGCACTACCGCGCAACAGCAGTAATACTCTCATTCATTCCCTCCTTACTTTTGAATCATTATCGAACTTCCATCGTCGCCGGTCATCACACTCGGGAGCTTTCCGTCCCACTTTTCTATGTATTTTTCTTTAAGAATCTTATCCGTCAGGGACTTCTCAAGAGTGTCATTTGCTTCAGCTTCAGCCTTAGATTTTATAAGCTTCGCCTCTGCGTCTGCCTTTGCCTTATCCACAGCCTTTTTATTTTCGATTTCCTGCTGTTCTGCCGCAAGCTGAGCCTGCTGTTTTGATGCTATCGCCGCCTGATATGACTCGTCAAAGTCAATGTCGTTTACCGTCACTTTGAGTATCGCAACAACATCCTCGCCGTACTTCTCGTCTATAGAAGCCTGAAGATTTTTCATTATCAGTGGTTCAACTATCGAGCGGTTCGTCGCGTCGGTATCGCTAAGCACTTTGCTACTGGATTTAATAGCCGAAGCAACTATGTTTTCGGACACCAGAGATTTCTTGTAATCCGAGACATTAGCGTAGATCCACGCCGACCTGTCGGGGTTAATCTGATAAGTAACGGTCACGTCTGCGTAGTAAATTGCTGTTCTGCTTTTAGTCTCCGACCAAATTTTGTCGCCGCCGAACTGCGCGTCCTGCTGTTTGTTATTTACGAGCTTTATGTCCTGAACAATGGGCACTTTCCAGTTGAAACCACTATGTACAGGCTGGTCGCTTATCTGACCGAGCGTCGTTCTCACTCCCGTATATCCGGTCGGCACAATGGCTGCTGAAGCTGAGAGTACGAATAGACATATCGCCAGTACAAAACTTACTATAGGAATTGCCGCCGGAATGTTGTCTCCGTATTCTCTCTTTCTGTGAGCTAAAATCGCACCTACAGCCGTGGGAACCACAGCTATAACTATCATTACAATACTAAATATCATTTGATTTCCTCCTTGGTTTAAATCCATCTAATTTTCGGTTCACCCTTGAACCCCTTTTCCCAAACAAACCACGCATACGATATTGCGCTCGACTTTATTTTGCTAAAATCACCGTTTGGAGCACACTTCATTCTGTCTGAAAAAACATATACATATTTTGGCGGATTCTCACGAAAAAACTCTCTTCGTCCTTTGCTTTCGAGAAAAGTAGTTTTTAGGAACATCGCTATCTTAGTTGAATCCATAGATATCTCTAAAGCTTTCTCTATGAATTTCTTGGCACGTTTGTACGGCGGGTTTGTGATTATATCGCGTGATATACACTCAACAGGGGGAGCAACACTTAAAAAGTCCGCCACATATGTATTTGGATAACCCCTATCCACAATGTCACTCGACAGAACGTCGTAGCCATGAGCTTCCAACACTTTTGATATGTGTCCTCCACCACAACAAGGTTCCCACACATAGTGAGAAAATTTCTCTCTTTTCAGCAGCTCTTCAACTGCTTTCGGGTCAGTCGCGTAGTAGTCGTCGTCTGCCCTGTTTTCGTTTGAGTGGTTAGACGCCCCGATAATTTTGTACACAGAGTTTGCATCGCCACTCCAATCCTGAGCCATTTCATCTCCCCTTCTCATTTTCATTTTTCAAATCAAAACCCGATTCCTTTTGGGTTAAATTTACGCCCCCTTCAAACTCGACAAGAATTTGTTAATAAGATAAGTCTGACCTTTACCTGTGACTTTCGGTGTCTTCGAGATATCCACCGTGCCATCGGGTCTGTAGAAAGTCGATATCTTAACCTCGAACAGACCTAAGTCCATAGACTTCTGCGTCGGCATATTTTTTCTGTCGCCCGACTTTATCAGATAGTCGTTCATTCTCAGCCACGAGAAGAGACGATTCTGTCCAATATCAACGCCGTTCTGCTTTATAAGCTTCGCAAGGTCGCCGACTGGAATAGATGTCTTCGAGCTTTCTACAGCCTCAGCGAACAGCACCTTCGGAGCCTGAGCTTTTAACTGATTTGCCATTCGTTTTGTTTCGTTGAGCATAAGCGTAATAGCTTCTCGCCCATATGTATTGCAGTCCGCAAAGTAGTAATCGACGAACTGTTTCGTATCGTTTACATAGCCGCCTGTCTTACGGATAACAGGCAGGACTTCGGCGGTTATCCAATGCTTGAACTCTTTTGCTTTCGGGAGCTTGCTTGAGAGGATAAGACTGTAAAGACCAGACTCGTTGATAAAGACTACTTCGCGGTTCTGACCTGACAGAACGATTCGTTCTGTCAGCTTATCTTCGTTGTCAACATGGTCGCGAATAGCCTTTTGGGTGTTCGTATATCCCAGAGCCGTTGCTACATCCTTGCCGATAAAATACGGCTCGCCGTCGATTTCAAGCGCTCTAACATTTCCAAGCTCTTCGTTCGTAAATAACGTCATTTTATTCTCTTCCATTAAATTCCTCCCTTGATTTTCTTTTCGATTTCTTCCGCAAATCTTTTGAATCTCGGCAAAACCGCAACCCTCAGCTCGTCGTCAAGTTTATAGTAGATTGCTATTGGTTCGCCACACTGATTGCACCGAGCAACATAGCCAACAAACTCCATGTTGTTTACACATTTCCGAGGCACAACCTCGTGAGCTATTAGAGTGAGAAGCTTAGACTTCCTCATTTCTTCTCCTCCTATACCTCAAAAGCTCACTGCCATATTTGTTTCTCACATATTCCCTACGGCTAACTCCGTATTTCCTCTGTATGTATCTGTCTACAAACTGCCTTTCGTTGTAGAGTTGTTGTTCGGTCTTGTAGAACCTACACCCGCCATATTCGCACAGTTTTTCTGTAAGCACAGCGCAGCAGCTTCCTCTGTCCGCAAAACATTTATGTCTATTCATAAAGTCCTCCAAATTCATCCAAGTTTTTCAATACCCTTTTCGTGTAGTGAGTAGAGTGAATACCCTGTTTCCATAGGCGTTTTGCTCCACCCTCGCCGCAGTTGTAAGCCATCAGCGCATCTGCAAGTGAATAGCGCTTCAGATACCCACTAAGGATGTACACGCCGCTCTCGATGTTCTGTGCTGGATCAAACAAATCTGTGACACCTAACTCGTCTGTAAGCCACGATACATTACAAGCGTTGATTTGCATCAAACCGTAGTCGTTGGTTGCGCTAATCAAAGTCGGATTGAAATTGCTTTCCGTTTTGATAATTGCTTTGATAAGAGCCGCCGAGACACCGTACTTCTCGGCAATCTCGGTAATTATTTCGTCGTATTTTGTCTTTGAATCGGTGGGTCTTTGTTGCTCTGTGGTAGAGGCGATTTCTGTTTCGGATTCAATTTCCGTTTTCAAATCCAAAACCGATTCGTTTTCAGTTTCGATTTCAATTACCTCTGCGCTCGGAGCTTCTACCGGCAAGGCATTACCGACCATAAGAAACGCTCCTATGCTCAGCACCAGAGCAAACGAAAGACCTTTTATTATTTTTGAATTTGACTTATACATAGGCATTAATTGTTATGTTGTAAATGTCTCTGTCCGTGCCAAAGTCGAGTATGTCCTCCATATCAGAGGCAAGTCTAACTTTCTCGACACGATATGTATGATTGAAAGGCGCTGTACTGCGTCCCCGATTCTTGACGCAGTTCCATATATCCCAAGTAGAGACGCCAATCTCTTCGGCGAGCTCTCGCATCGTGTCGCCCATAGCAAATGGAAGCTCATAATCGTCGTCGTCAACGGCAATGTAAACAATTTTAGGTTTCTGCATAATAAATTCCTCCTATTTTCTCGTTGACATTCAACCGCCCTTGTGTTATAATGACAATGGCAGGACTATGCCCCTATAAAAACACGCCAGTGTTTAGTATAAGAGCATACGAATGTCGTTCCTCCTCATCGAATTGGGAAGCCGTCGCCAAACGCTTTTACCCTTTCGTGGGGAGTCTTCTTTTTTTTAGTCTTCTATTCCGCACAAAGACCGTATTTCTTCTACCGCATCAGTTATTATATCAAACTGTTCGCGGATATCTTCAACAAAGTCTTCTGCGTCCATGTGTTTTTGAGAACCTTTCAGATTCTCCGCCCAACCATCGAGTCGATCCTCTTCGTCATCTAAGATGTCGTTTGCAAATTCGACCCTATCGTTTATGTATCGAGCAGCTCTCGCGAGTGCTCTCTTGTTCTTACGAGTCAAGTATATCACCTCACTTTGTTGATTTACCAAAAACTATGAAAATAATTTACGCAACTTGTTTTTCAAACATTTCTTTGCAAAGCTCGTAAATTTTATTATTGGAAACCTGTTTTGAAGTAACCAGCTCGTTTATGTCTGTCTTTCCAAGGACGAAATCTGACACCGCCTTTCTTGCTTCGTCGTATCTGAGGATTGTGTCTTTGAGGTAGCTCATCGTAATTCTTACATCTGAATGTCCGAGCATACCCTGTAAATCTCTCATAGCATAATCATTCGCGCCGCCATCGTGACAACACAACACTATATTCGCAAATGATTTCCTCATGGTATGAGATGAAATGTGTATCGGGAGCCCAGCTTCCTGCCCCGCGTTTTTGAGATATCGCGAATAGCTTTGCTCCTGTAGTTTTCCACCGTTATTCTTTGAGAAGATATAATCATCGGGAGAACAGTTTCGTCCGCCGAGCCACTTGCGATATTCTGTAAGCGTTTCCTTTATCGCATCTGAAATGAAACACCGATTGATTTTAGATGTCTTGCTCTCGACTACGGGTATACGGTCTCTGAACTCGCCGTCGTCGTCCATGATCCAACCCCATTTTAATTTAACGAGGTCGCTTGCTCTAAGACCGAAGCAAATGCCACAACGGAACATAGCCCAGTTTCGTATTCCCATTCGTCCTGTGTTTTTGAGCTTATCCAGTACAACACACATTTCATCATAGGAACGAATCGAATCCGCCGCATGAGCTATTGGAACGCCGTCCGATTTTACACCGGACAGCAACCGCTCTTGCTTTTTCTCTTGTTCTAATCGCCGATTTGCTTTTCGCTCCTTTTCTGAAAATTCATTTTGAATCCGATTTGTTTCCCACAAGGATTTATATCTGTCTCGCTCTTCTGCTGTTTCGCGGAGGAGCTTTTTTAGTCTTGCGTTCTGTGCTTTCAGGCTATCAATAAGTATGTCTTTGTTAACATCAACACTGGTTATCTGACCCAATTCTGACGCTCCTTCCAAGCATTATACACTCGATTGAAATTGCCCTGAATACTGATAGGATAACCGCGATAACCCTGACGCCTTATCTCACGCTCTGCAAGAAGCTCAATCCACCAGTAAAGTACCTCTGGATCGCTCTCAAGAGCAGGAAGATATTCTTCCGGGAAGTGAGTGTTATCGCCTCTGTGCCATTCAGATTCATATTTATCTCTTAAATTTCCCCTCATCTCCGGAGGCGGTGCGGGATTTGCCGCAATGCGCTGCCGCTCTCTATCTATTTCGTCCCAACGCTCTTTAACATCGGCTCCAACAAACACCGCCGAAGCACCAATCAGACCAAGAAATGAACCCAAAAATCCCATTTTACAAATTTCTCCTTTCATTAATCGAACTTTAATCGAACATTTGTTCCGCTTGCATTTTTATTATAGTCCAAAAAAATTCTCTTGTCAACAGGGAATTTTTTCCAGTTGTAAGTTGTCACTTTTATCGGACACTCAAATCATTTTCCTTTATGAGTCGAGCCGCTATAACAGGACTCAGCTTAACCGTCGGCAAAGTAATTTTGCTTGCACCATTGCTCCAAGTTTGATGGCTACCGCAACACCTCACCTCCTTATAGCCGTTATCCCGTAAAATTCTCTTGAACTCTTTTACTTTGAATTGAGTCAATCTGACATACACACCTCCACAACAGCATAATTTCCAAACTGTTCACACTCCTTATCGAATAGATAATTTAATAGCTCTGCAAAGTCATTTCCTTTTCCGGCATATCCAAGCTTATTTGCGCTGTCCCGAATTGATTTCATCTTAGGACACGACTCGCAGCTATGTATTGAGCAGAGCTTGCTTCCGATACCGGAACAAGCCACAAACTCATCTCCATTTTTCGTTTTTGCTACTACTGTTTGATGTTCCATTTTTCCCTCCAATTAACAGCCGCACACTACTTTTATTTTTCTTGTTATATCCGTCATAACCGATTCGTCAGTGATTTTACCCACTCTCCTTCCTAATCTCGATTTGTCCACAACTCTCAACTGCTCACATAACGCCTCTGACTCATCTCTTACGCCCTGCTTACTTGTTATTTTGACGTGCGTCGTCGCCATAGACGGTTTTATTTTTGTCGATAAAGGTACGATAACCGTCGTCGGCGAGTGGGCATTTCCCACATCGTTTTGCACTATAATCGCAGGTCTTGTGTTCCGTTGTTCAGACCCCACTCCGTCCAGCGAAACCAAGTAGATTTCTCCTCTCTTAATTATTTTAATCTTCCTCTCCCATATTATTTTTTACTTACGATAGCTCAGATGCTATCATACACCTCAACGATTTCTATTCCTAACTTCCGTATAACAGCTTCGGTGAAATTGTTTTTCATTTTCTCCTGAAGTCGAGTTTTACTTGTACTTCTGCCATAGATTACTCCATGCTTGTCCATTATGTAGTAGTATATTTCTTCAGCCATTCTGTACCTCATCTCTAATTGCTTCTATTCGGTACGGCTCGTTGTACCGAATACCGTCTATTATCTCATCAACAAATTCATCATCAGCGAGCGACATATTAGCCAACAGATCAATAAGCTCGATAGCTTTATCACAGATCTTTACTTTGATATTCATTTACATTCTCCTTTTGTTTTCGTTTTTTAAATCAGAATCCAATTCCTTTTGAGCTACAACTTCTTGTTGTCTACCCGCTCCGTACTGAAACTCACACTCGCCAGATTGTCTAACACACACATTTCCGTCCATATGCTCACAATACACGCCGGTAAAAGCTCGTCTGCAATATGTCGTGTTCAGTATCATAAACTCACCACCGTCTTTGCTTTCACCTTTTCGTCGCTCATCACCGCCGATGTCGCCGCCGCACACGGCTTCCAACAATTACCGTTGTGTGCGCAGTTTTTGCAATATGTTTCCAACACTTCATACACCGTCATATCACGCTACCTCCGAATTTGTTTTAAATTCGCTAAGAGCTTTCATCACAGCTTTGTATGTATTACTCTCTACTGCCTTATCAACCTTACCAAGCAGCTCTGCGTTAAGAGCGGCGAGCGCTTTCATCCTTGTGTCATATTTTTTAGGAATCCTCATACCGGAAGCAACATCGGTTACATACCATCCGTCACTCCGCTTATCAAAACCAAATTCGATTTCTCTTCCTCGTGGAGTTCTTACTACCTGTCCATAACCGCTGACCCGCTCAAAGTGATTAAGGGTCTTAGGGTCGTTTCTGTTAGATATCGCTGTGTAAAAGTCAAGTTTATACATTTTTGTTTTCCTTTCTTATTCTATCTCATCCTTAAGAAGCGTTTTTATATCATCAAGCGTCGCCTTACACTCGTACACATCACCACACCAGTTCTCGGTGGCTTCTCTGGCTTTTCGGAACTCATCTGTTTCCATAAAGTCTAACACTCTATCTATTGCTTCTATGGTTCTACACTTTTCATATGTTTCAAAATTCATTTTCATTTGCCTCCAAATCTCTTCATTTTAGTTGTCTTCCCAAACCAAAGCTTATAAGGAATTTCTTTTTCACTCGCAATAGTACATATTGACTTACCAGAAAAGCTATCCGAGAGATTACGAACAAGCTCTATGCAGTGACCCCTTCGCAGCTCTTCCTTAATTTTTTCAATCTGTGTGTACGGACGAATAGAATCAGGGCGCACCTCAACTCTACGCATATTATGGTCGTCTACTTCGCCGCCCGCAGAAGTATTAAGGTTGGCTAAAGTATAGATATAATATCTGGGGTCATAAATGTAAGTCCCCTCATCATAAACGATACTGCCAACTACCGTCTCTCCCGAGTAAGTTTCACCGACATACTGATAATTTCTCTGCTTATTTGTCTGGTCAAAAACCATAACAGAAACAAACTTGCCCGAAGCTCTCATCTCATCAAGCTCTTTCTCTTTTTCTTTTCTTGTTTCTATATCAATATTAAATTGCTCTTCAAAACGATGATTGACATCTTTAAGTATATCGGCAAGGGTACGATTTGTATTAGCAACGTTAGCCGCAGCAACCCCTATTGATTCTAATGCCTTATTTACGGTATCGCCATCTATGGGTAAAGCCTTTGTTTCATTACTCATTTTCAATACTCCTCCGGCAACAGCATGGTCGTCACATTACCCTCGTCGCCGAAGTCTGTGATTATCCAAATCTCGCCCTTACTTGTGTTATATGCGGCGAGCGTTCGTCCATCGCCTACCCGAACCGCCTCGTCGTTTAAAGCCTTGTCCTCTTCGGGGATATCACCCCAATCGCACTTTGTGTATCGTCCGAAAGCATCGAGCAGCTCCTCGCAAATTTTACCGTCACCGAGCATATTTGCTATACCCTGCGTCATAAACTGTTTCCCTAAATCGAATTTCAATTCCATTCCAAATTCAATTCCTTTCTGTTTGTTTTTTTGTTTTAGCATTTGTCTTTGTTTGGGCAAGTATCACAATCGTAACGCACCCAATGTCCATCGCCGTCCTTACCCATACAATCACTCTCGCCTTTGAGTTTTACATATATGTCATATGCTTCGTCTGTCTCGTCGTCTATGGGTTTATAATAAAAATCACAGTTTTCGTCTACACAGTTGTCGCTCCAAAACACGCCAACATTACAACCGCAATCCTCGTCAGCCCATTCCCCTTCAAACCTAACATCGTTTATGCAGCATATTTCTGCAAGCTTATCGAGTACGGGTATAGGGCAGCTCCACGCCGTATCAAACCACAGCGTATTCTTGTTGTTGAATGAGGAGTGTTGCGCGTTCCATTTCGTGCCCCAATTCGCCACACTCCAATCATACCAATTATTTAAGCCGTACAGCTCCATCGCTCTCTTGTCTAAATCACCGCGATAAATGTTGTCGGGTATTGGAATAATTTTGTTGAAGTCGATTTTAGACCCATTTCCTTTTATGTACTGAAGAACCCTGTCTATATTCTCCTGACCTCCGTGAAACACAATTCGATTTGTTACCCAATTTGGCATTTTAATTCTCCTTTCTGAATTAATATTATCGATAATCAAACATGGTTACGTGCCTCTTCTTATTACTTCATAGTTTTTAGGGATTCTGTTTACCGGCACATATGTATATTCATTTAAGTTCATCCAAAACGGACGACTAAACTGATACGCAGCTGGATGCTTTACCAACCGTTTTTCAGTACCATCCCACAAATTAAATTTGATTTCACTTCCGATTGGCAGATTGCTGAGTGCGTCTGGACTCTTTTTCTTTTTTATATTCTCATAGCAGCGCTCTCGCCATTCCTTTGCCCACTCATACTCCGTAGGGGTAAGCACATCAAGTATTCCTTTCGGACAATCATAGTAACCGGGACCAGCGCTTTCATCCATATCCTTGTAGGAAAAGTTAAAATAGTCTTTGTTGTTAACGGACGTGAGCATTACCACTCCAAAAACGCTTTCCTTTTCGGGTTTAGCTCCCGTTTTGAAAATGGTTTTCTTTACAGCGGCATAGTAAGTAGAGCCTACCATAGCAGATTTGAGCACTTCATATCTCCCTTTGTTGCCTACCATATCGCAATTCATTATGCTGTCGCACTCTGCTTTTCTATCTATTTTGCCGTTCTTATAGAACGACGCATGATAACTTGTCCATCCCATTTTAAAATTCCTCCTTGTAAGAAAAGTTAAAATAGTCTTTGATTACTTCTTCAATTACATTATTGTTTTTGTCCATCCAGTATGTATTCGCGCCCAATTTTTCTTTCTTATACCCTTTGCTTAACATTTGGTATTCCTGCTCCGCTACTGGGTCGTGCCATTGAAGACCTCTTGCCTTATAGAGCGGAATCCAGTGTACATCGTAGAAATTGTAACCCGCTCCGTCTATGCCAAAGAAATATCCGAACTCATCAGATTCGTAAATTCTAAACCCACATTCCGACATGATTTTGATTCCATCTCCGTCTTCAAGCCACCAATCATCTGCGGAGTCGCCAAACGACCACATTGTACCCCACATTGGAAGAGCATCATCATATACTACTTCGAACTCTTGTCTGTAAGCTTTAACTGTCTCAAAGGTTTCAAGTTCAATCGTATACACAACACCATCATCTTTATTATCTACGCCTGTGATTTCTCCGTCTCCACTTCCTTTGAGATCCGCGTAAAAATACACGCTATCGCCAACGGCAGGTTCAGTCACCTCGTGGATGTCCTCGTCGCCGATGTTCATCAGCTTCTCGATCATGCCCTGCGGGATTGCGTTCATTTCGTGAACCCAGCGTTCAGTCGCATCTTTGATTGTTAAACCGTTATTCATTTTAACTCTCCTTTCCTTTTATCCTTCAACTTCGACCATAAAGCTGTTGTCTGGATCCATTTTACAAGGCACTCCATTTGCGCTTATCGCCACATATTCAAATAATGGAATTACCATTAAGTATTCGGAGTCGTATACATATACCGTTCCCGAATCATCCACGAAGAAATCATCTATCTCCTCTCCGACATCAATCCAGTCACCGTCTGACGATTGAAGGTATGCGTCGTCTGGTATAAGTGACACTTCCTTGGACACAGGCTTGGCTTTACTCTTAGATTTGGATTTGTTTTTGCTGTCATAGTAGTCATAATTATCGTACCATCCGCCGTAGCACCAATTTCCGCTATCCCAACTTCTATCGTATACGAGCTCCTTCCATTCGAAGAAATTGTTACACTCATTTGCTATAAGCTTCTTTGCTCTCTCAACCTGTGCGTACATTTGCGGGATAGAAACAAATTCGTGCTGAGTGTGAGCGTTATAATATCCACACGACAAATTAACGGCGGCACACCCGAGTACCGGCGCTATATCCACTATGTCCGAATAAGAACCGTAGTCTCGCTTAAATCCGTATTTTTCTACCGTTTCAGCAAACACCTCGTTATCAAGCTCATAATAAACCGCGTCCCTTTCATGCGCTCGGTCAAATTCGATTATGAAATTGATTTTCGGTTTTATTCCACTCGCGCAAAACTTTCCCGCACCCACGCCGCCGATTTCCTCATCCTCCGTGAAGAGCACATGACACCGCAGTTCTTTGATAATTTCGAGAATCATAGTGATACCGCACCTATCGTCTCCACCTATACCATACGGCGACATCATTATACTTTTATCTTCCGACACACAAATGATATCAGGAGTCCGTTTGTGTACGGTGTCCATATGAGCAACGAGCAAGACCGGAACCTCGCCCGCCGCGTATATAAACCCGTCTCGCGCCACCGGGTCATACCCTCTATCTCTGAGGCTACACACCAGCGCAGCCTTGAGCTTTTCCTGCGGAAACTTGAATATATTAAGCAATTTCATCTTCGTTTTCCTCTTCCTTTCTATTCATGAAATCTTCGTAGCAGTCGCGGCAGAGAATCTCGTCAAGCTCGTCCACATACATAGCCTCGTTTTTCCATTCATACTCTTCACACTTGTAGCAATAAACTACTTCATCATCAAACGCTGCCCAACACATCGTGTACCACTCGCCGTTTATTTCCACTTCCTGTTTAAAATCGTCACCTCTGTAGCCATATCTGACCTCCCACTCCTCGTGAATTTCACACCAGAAGCAACAATCCTCGCAGTACCAATCGCCGTCTATTTCGTGCATATCGTCTTGGTCGCAATGACACCCGCATCTTTCACAACGATTAGAGGCTGCACAACAATTGCACTGCAACTCACGACAGTCATCATCCCCGTAATAAGAACGCTTATCACCGCAGTCCACGCAGTAGGATCTGCCGCCGATTTCAATTCCTTCGTTGATTTCATCTTTAAATTCCTTGTTATACGACATAGCACACTCAGACGGGAATTCTTCATAGTCCTTGTAGTGGAACGAGTCATCATATGTATTGATATCGGACCACTCGCCACCGTTAAGCTTCTTCCACAGATTCGGCACTCCGAGGCAATTCGATATTATATCCTGCACCACGGCGCGGTAGTCTTTATAATCCTCGCCCTCCGCGTCGTAACCCTTCGGGTACAGACGAGACTGTAGCAGATTTCCATTTTGATAGAAGAACATCTGTCTTGTTATCTTCGGCTCAAAGAACCACTGATTTCCATTGTAGTCGCTCGACAGCGTATAGAAAACCATACTTGTGCCGTCGTTAGAGTAACTCAGGGTTCCAGCCTTATAGCAACCGTTATACGTACCGCTGCTGTTTATGAAATGACAACTCGACCACGAATTTCCGTTTGACATCAGCAGGTAGTCGCAGATGTTCGCACTCAAAACTGTAATCCTTTTTATTTTGAGCGGGTTTGTGTCGTCGGCTACCTTCGCGAACAGCTTGTTATAGCTCTGATAATCTCTTGACCCCTCTTCGTGCTCATCAACAAACTTCGTTGCATCGATTTTCTTGTCACCGTTTACGGGGTAGTCTTTGTATATCGCATTTATAACGCGACTGCGTTTCATTCCTGCTTTTATCTCTCTGTAATATCCGAGTGAATTTATTCCACAAGCCTCGTCCTCGCTGATTTCCTTATCGGCTGAGTCCTGTATACACATAAGTGCTCGATATCCGCTGTAATCTTCGACAACTTGGTGTTTCGCTAACACATTTGCTATATAATCCTGAAGCGCAATAAAATCTCGTCTGAAAACCCCTCCATTTGCCTTTCTAACTTCGTCGCGCAGAAACACAACCGCTTTTGCTTCTTCATTCCAATTTTCGTGTTTCCGCAATATCTCGAATATAGGCTGCTTCGCGCTATACCACTCCTTGACATTTCTCTCGATTCCGCAACGAGTGTAGCTATTATCTATACCTATCTCTCGAAAGATGTATTCTACCTTATTGGTGTAATATTCTATCTCGTCGGCGTCCGTCGGGTAGTTTTCATTAAAGATTTCGTTTTCCTTTTTGAAACACATTTCATTTTCCTCCTTAATTTTCAAAGTGTAATATATTCGCGTTCTGATGCGGGGATGATTGGGGTCGCAGCCGTTTCGAGTTGAAGCATATTGGGGTCTGCCCACAAACAATGTCCGTATCTACCGCGTCCGTTGCCGTCGTGGGCGTTCGGAATAAGGTTGTCAAACTGTATAAGAATGGTGGCGTTGTTGGGATCACCAATGACCACCCCGCACTCGCCTCGGGTTCTGTAATGCCCGTCAACCTTACCACCGCACACAACTCTATCACCTATTTTAAATTCCATTTCATTTTCCTCCTTAATTTAATTTCTGAATCATCGTTCTCGCCATATTATCTACAGCGATATAACTGGAAGCCGTCGCCAAACGCTTTTCATCTTCGGTTGTTAAACTCACACCCAATTCCTTTAGGACTTTGATTTTGTGTTTAACGAACCTTTTCATTCTGTCTTCTTCTGTCAACCGCAGCCCTCCTCCTTCTGTTTATGATTTTCTTTGCAAGCCATCGAGCTACGGCATCCTCCATCCGTTCCTCGAAAGCTATAATTTTACCCTCGTGCCACAGCGCATACAAAAACGCGACGACGAAGGCAATTTCAATTACAGTTGTGATTGCAAATCTCAATTCCATTTTGATTCCCTTTCTGATTTAAAATAAGTTTGTACCGTTTTGTCTATACGCCTCATTCCATTTTCGCGCCAGTTCCTCCGCCTCTCTACGGCTTTCGCATAAATGGCATATATCAGCGTTGTATCTTTTAAGTATGGCGATTAAGTTATTACCCGTCGCTATCGTGTCGGCGAAGGCGGAATACTTTCCGTTTTCGGCAGTGACAACCACAACAAAAATCATTTTCATTTCAGATTTTCCACTCTCCGCATATGTTTCCGTTGCTGTCTATCACCTTGCCGTCTGTTCGCCCTTCGGCTACAGCTCTGCTTATTTGCCCAAAAATTCGGTCAAGCTCAGCCGCCGTGGTGTAGTAGTCGGCATATTCATTTTTCGCGTCACAGTCATGAAAAGCGGCGTTCCCGGTTTTGATTTCGATTTTCATTTTGATCTCCTTTCAGAAATTAACCACCATTTTTGCGTTGTGAACTGGACTCACCAATTCGCCGCCGCCAATATGGACTAACTGTCCAGTACCAACTCTAACAGCGTTGTACTCTGCTGACCCGCTTACCCTCATACAGTAATCGCCGTCCTCGGCACTAAACACATCTCCCCAGCGTATTTCTCTAAAACCTACCCAGTCTTTCATTTCCTCTCTGATTTCCATTTTGTTTTCCTTTCTGATTTTAAATTTAGCAGCCGAGTTTGGTTTTCCTTTCACGGCGGCTCTATCTTATATCACGACTTCGGTTATTTACCAAAAATTTTTTAAAATTTTACGCCACATTTTCTTCGTATTAGCTAAAGCTATATTCGATTTACATCTCATACTCAACATAAATATCGCCGTTAGGCATATATACGCACGACCACACGCAGCCGCGCTCATATACAGCCCGTTCGGCTACACACATAGCATCATCGAGATTGTCGAAATGCTTTCCGATTACCAAACCGTTTTGCTTTTCAACTTCGACCCCATAGGTGTTATAACTCATGATCCGATTTCCTCCTCACATAGATTTACTCGCGCCGTGTGACCGTCGCCCCAGCGCACCAATACAAGAGCGGATATGCTATTTCCGTAGATAATAATTCCACCCGTTATGTATGCCGTATACTTTTCGCCGTCGTTTTCAAAACGGATTTTCGTTTCAAATCCGACTTTCCATATCACTCCCTTTACAAACTTTTCGTATGACATAGTAAAATATTCGCTCCTTTCATTTTCGTTTCGATTTTGTAGTATTTAGATTATGTTTTGAGAATAGAAACACTTCGGGAATATAATTTCATTACCAATTTCCGAAGTGATTTTCTTTAGTTTATTCCCCGCAATTCTTCGAGTATTTCATCTTCTCCGAATACGCGCTTTACTCCTTCCCATTCGTGACAACACGCCTTCCAAATCTTATAAGCGTTCGAATTTCGCGTTAGTCTGCCGAATTCGTTTTCGGTTTCGGTTTCATACCCAAATTCCGAACAAAAATCCTTATAGTCACCGGGGTCATACTTCGTCAAACACGCGAGAATGTCGTAGCAAGTCGGCGTAATATTGTGTGTTGTGTTATATATGGAATCCCAAAATGTAACGTACATAACCTCGCAGCTGTTTGTGTTTCGGATATAAACCGAATAGCAGTTTCGCAAATAATTTTCCTCCCACATCGGATTTGAATTTCGCTCCTTAAAAGTGATTTTGATTTCAATTCCGTTTCGTTCTGAAAACTCATTTGCTTGCATGACATAATCATTCTGTATAGTGTTTACCATAATTTTCAATTCCTTTCTGATTTAGATTTTTGGGTATAAAATCCCCGTCAAAACTGATTTTCATTTAATACGAGGATTTTTAATTTTGATTTAATTTCACTTTTGAGCGTAAAATTTTTTATGCCGCTTTTGTTGCCTTTGCCTTTGTCTGAGCCTTTGCACTCGATTTTTTCGCGGATTTTCTCGCGGATTCAACAGCCCCGGCGGGTTTAGGGTCTATCTTGCCGCTTGCGCGTTCTTTCTTTTCCTTAAACTCGATATTATAGGCTTTTTCGGTAACTATGCGGTGAAGTATTTCCGCGATAAGCTTTTCGAGATACTTCGGACGAGCCGCCGCAACACTCAGAACACCGCGCCCCTTCTTTGCGTAGAGGGACAACAGATATCCGACGTCATGCGAATTTGCTTTATAGATGTTGCCCTTTTCGCCCTCTACATAAAGCATGGAGTCAATTATCATCTGTAATTGCTTGAGTAATTGCGTGTTGCTTGTCGGAGTTTTGCCGAGATTGATATCGCGGGCTTGTGTAGGCGTGGCGAACTTTTCCGCAACTGTTTTCACATCCGCGCCGATACTCTGCGCCGTTCTCATGCAAAGTAAACGATTAAAAGCCGCGACTTTGTAAACCCATGCAGATTCCGCGCCGAATTTCTTTCCGCGCTCGACAAAGAATGATTCAAGCGCAACAAAATCAAGCGGGCGTTCAGCCGTGACGAGTTCACGCGATTTTATGCCGTTTTCATCCTCTTTGTCTTTGTGTTTCAGCGTCTCGAAAGTTAGAGCCGTCGCCGCCGCAAGCATGGGCGCGGGGTTGTCGAGCAGTTCAAGCGCCGTTGCATGAAACGCGGCGCGGGTATACTCTTTTTCAAGCTCTGATGTTTCATTGTCGAGCTTTTCGAGCTCTGCCGCCTTTGTGTCGTCGGCATTTATTGCCGCGTTGTAGGCGTTAGCGCGTGTTTCAAGATCTGTTCTGATATCCGCGATATTCCGTAATGCTTTCTTCTCTGTTGTCTTTTTCATGATTTTTTACCGTCCTTATTTAAAATTTTTATATGCTTTTAGCACATTAAAAAACGCGTGAACATATAACAGCTCACGCGCTCGAAATGTGTTAAAATGTCCTATTGTACCAACGTATCAATTGTTACCCGTCGCCGTGCATTTTCCAAAAATGAAACATTAATATCTCCGCTTTACAATAAATATTTATTCCTAAGAATAAAAATTACCGTCCGTTGTTCGTATTTCCTGAGAAATAGCGCGGGCGGTGTAAAGCTAAAATATCAATATAGCATTAATGCACGGTTTATTTTTTTCTTATTGCCGATATACTTATCGCGTATATATCAAACACCAACGGCAAAGGAACTCAAAAGGTTCGGACGGCTTCCAACCGTCCCCGGACTCTCCACTTTAGCACAACAAAATCAAAGTATTTAAACAGATAATGCACCCGCTTAAATGGCAGTTATTTCTTTGACCTTTTACGGACTTGTGATAAAATGCCTTTATTCGCCCCGCATAGCGCCCCTATGCGGCATGGTAACGGTTGAGAGTATCCCGCCGCCGTTACCGATATTTTACAATATTATCGCATACGATAAGCGCGTCACGGCACGCGCCGCCCCGGGCTGATAGCTATAAAACCGTCGTAGCGTGATAGCAACATCAAAGTATTGCAAGGGCATACAATAATATTTATGTATTCCGTTTGTCGCGTATCATTCCGCCTATAAAATAAGCCGATTGACCGCGCTTGACTTTTACCCCCCCCTATTATATAATGGTGTATATTCGGATGATTGTACTTTTGGGATATCCCGCGCGCCTTGTCCGCGTGGCTCAGTGGCTCATCGTCGGCGGCTTGTCCGTCGGGGCTGTCCCTTGAGTACGCCCATAGTATAGCACTAAAAAGTGCATTGTTATACTCGAAAAAGAAAAATAATGAACTTTTTAGAGATTTTGCACATCTTTGTAATATATACACAATAAATCTACGCAACGGAGCTGATGAACTTGTGCAATACTAATAATTATGACCCCGCTATTATTGCAGAAAAGATTAAAAAAGAATGCACGAGACAAAACATCACGGTGAAAACTATGTTACAAGAATTAAACATCAATCACGCCGCTTTAACTAAAATGACGCACGGCGGCGCGCCGTCTTATATTACCGTCGCCCGGATATGCGATTATCTTAATATGTCCGTTGACGCTCTGCTTGACCGCCCGATCCCTGAGCCTGAACCCGTAGACCTGAGTGCAGCTATTAACACCGTAGCCGCTGCCGCGCATATATCCCCCGATGCACTCCGCGCCGTGCTGCACCTACCAATCGACGATAAATAATTCTTGCGCAGAATAATAGATGTTCGTGCGTCTATTAGGCGGCACAAGTGCCGCCGATGGGGACGGTGTAGCCGTCCCGACATAATAGGTATATATACCTACCTATAGAGCTATATATAATATATAATATAATACCTATACACATGGAATTTATTTTTTTGGTGTATAGGTATTTTTTTATTTTAGCATATAAGATATAATTGACGTGTTGACGGTGATATTATGCAGTGTTGACCTTGACGTGTAGACGGCGTTGTAAATACAACAAAAAATAATGCTTATATAACACTAAAATATCATAGCTTATATACCTCGACTATATAGGCATAATAATCCATAAAATCCGCCTTTATGGATTATCCCCCGCAAGGGGGCCATTTTAAACCTATAGTAGAAAAATAATCGTGAAAAACCGCTTAGTTAATCAACCCCACTCACACGTCGTCA